TCATATTTGACCGCGAAAGCGACGTAGCTCGAATTCGTTGGGGCGTTTCACAAAATCGTCCGCCGTAGCCCAGAGAGACTTGATCAAGAAAGGTGTTCTGGGGGCATTTTGACTTGGATCAGATGGGTAGCGAAGTGGGTAACCGCTAAGGCCGCCGTGAAGATTGCCGAGTGCAATGATGTACTCTTCGATAAGCGGCAGTATATCATCATCGTTAGGAACGTCCGGATAGTCACCGTTCGCACGATCCTCTGCTGCCACCAGGCGTGCATTAGCAAAAACGTGACCCCGCACCGGTTCGCATACGTCGGTGCCCCATAGGCTTACGATATCGTGTCCTTTTCGCCCTTTGGTTGGTGGCGGCTGGCCATTCAAGTTGGAACACGCTTTGAGCATCAACTCTAGCCCATGACCAGCAAGTGCCAAAGTCGGTCGAAATAGGATTCGACCTCTATCCCGCTGTGCAGCGTTCAAGACCAAAGCGCCCTCTAAGAATTGCTTTGCAATGCTCGCATATTGTCCGGCGTCCGAGGAAAAGAAATCTGCCATAAAGAACCTACCTTATTGCGAGACGGCTTTCGCGATGTGCGACTGAAGCCTAGCATTTGAATGCATCGTTCATCGGTACTAGAGTACCTTGTGTCGGTGTACCGCAAAAGTCCGCAGCGGTTTTAAACCGGCCAACGTTCGACAGTCCGTCTAACCGGGCATTTAACACCCCCCTAAACACCCCCCTCACTCCACATACCGAAACCCCTGCACGGCGCGGAAATGGCCGCCGTAGCCGGTCCCGGCGGGTTTGAGGCCTTTGCGCGCCCGGGCGGCGGCGAGGGTCTTCATGCTACGCTCCTTGGACTCGGCGTAGAGGATGGCCGAGACCTGTGCCCAGAGGGGATCGCGGCGGAGCGCTGCGGCGAGGCCGGGGTGCGAGGTGTGAAAGAGCATCGGCATCGGTTTCACTTGCGGCTTAGCGCGCGGCGTTTGAGATGGAAGCGATGCGGGGCTCAGGTCATCGAGAGTCGCGGAACATTAAAAGGGCAAGCTCTAGAGCCACATGTTTGACAGGCTCGTTCAAGCCATTGTCAGTCTTCAATTCCTCCAAGGAGTGGAACTTGCCTCTGGTAAACTGGCCAATTTCGTCAGGCCCGGCATACCCCATCAACCAGTCCGAAAATGTTCGTCTTTCAACGCCATCGCTCCAAGTGAGTGACAAGTTACTGTGACGATGATCGTGGACAATCCTCCTATAATAGCAGTCTTCGACTACAGCCTTCTCCCCCTCCAGGACCTGGAAAAAAAGTTGGTCATGATACATGAGAACGCCGGTGATCTGATCCCTCGCGTTATTGCGCTGAGAGACCTCAAGGATGTCAGACAAAGTTTCCTGACCGAGCGGTGATCGAGCGGAGCTTACATAGGCGAGTTGATAGAGCAAGAGTGGGTCCTGTGCATGATGGAAACGGCCGCTTATACCATTGGTTGTGCTATGACCATTCAGTGGCCGGCAGAATCTCGCTGGAGTTGCAGCGATTTTGAGCGATTGACCGCTTCAGGAAACGCCGGTGCGGTATCTTAAGGTAGGGAACGCGGGAGGCAGTTTCGAAAGCCCAGCGGCCTTTTTAAATGCCCCTTCAACACCCACCTAAACCCCTTTCACTCCACATAGCGAAACCCCTGCACGGCGCGAAAATGCCCGCCATAACCTGACCCGGCGGGCTTGAGCCCCTTGCGCGCCCGGGCGGCGGCGAGGGTCTTCATGCTGCGCTCCTTCGATTCGGCGTAGAGGATGGCCGAGACCTGCGCCCAGAGGGGATCGCGGCGCAGGGCGGCGGCAAGGCCGGGGTGCGAAGTGTGAAAGAGCATCGGCATGGGCCTCTCGTAGCGGTTCACGCCGCGCCGCCAGAGGGCGCAGACCTCGTTGAGAAACCGCAAGCCCAGCCCCGCGCCCTGCCACTCGGGCATGACGACGAGGCGACAGGCGCGGCCCTCGACCAGCCCCGGTCGGGTCGAGACGGCGAGATGCGCCACGGGTGCGCCGTCGACAAAGCCCACGTAGTAATTGGCCGCGATCATGCGGGGCAGCTTCAGGTAGTGATGCGGCTCAAAGGCGGGCCAGAAGGAGCCGTCCGTCTGGTGAATGTCCATGGCAATGCGCGGTGCCCGTCGAAGACGCCTCCAGCGGAACTCAGCCCGGCGGGTGTCGATCACCCAATCGGGCTGCAACCAGGACACCACGTCCTCGTGACAGGTGACGGCGACGAACTGGCCGGGGCCGCGTCGCCATGCCTTGGCAAAGGCGGCCGCCCCGATCTGGGCCACGCGCCGGTCGATGGTCGAGGTGAACTCGTCGAGAATGGCAAAGCTCGGCCGCTCGGCGAGAATGCGCGCGAGCTCGGCCCGGAACTGCTCGCCGGTCGAGAGGTGGCGGAAGGGGCGCAGCCAGCTCGGCACCGTGCCAAGGCCCACGGCCGAGAGCGCCGCCGCGACAGCATCAAATTCCCCCTCGGGATCAATCGCGTCGATCAGCGCGCCCTCGGGCCACGGGCGCGGATCAAGCTCAGCGCCAAAGGCTTCGCGGGCGAGCGAGGATTTCCCGCTGCCCGAGGGGCCGACGATGAGGCCGATCTGCCACGGGCGTGCCGCCAAATCAGCCTCGACCTCGAGGCGGAAATCCGCGTCGCCCTCGACGTTGAAGAGGCTGGAGACCCGGGCCGCGCGGTAGGTGTCCGGGATGGGGCTGGCGTGGTGAATGGCGAGCTTCATGTCACCACCACGCGGCATTTGAAGCCCTGACGGCGCAGGCGGCCGAAGGCGTCGACTTGGGCGGCCTCGTCCTCGAGGAGGACAATGACGCCATATTGCCGCCTGTAACGGACGCCTTTGGGCAGGCCCGGCGCACCGGGCGGCAGGTCAGGTTTCGGGAGTGTGGTCGATCTGGCCAAGTCTGGCTCCTTCTCTCTGCGCATCGCGCGTTGGGGGAAGGGCTCTTGGCCTCAGGATATTCATCGCCCGGCAGCGCGGGCATTTGATCGAGACGCCGGATATTTGCGCGCCTCTCTCATATTTAAATAGCAAACGGCCGCAGGCGCAGCAACGCAGTTCTAGACCTTCCAAATCGAATCGCCTCATAGTCCCGCCGCCCCCTTGGGGCAGGGAGCGGCCATGAGGTCTGACTGGTCGGCGGGGTTGAAGTTTGGTGACTGGCCCCGCGTCCCCGGGCGTGCCCTCCAGCGCGCTCGGGGCCTCCTGTAGGGCGGCCGCTCAGGGCCACCGGGAAATCCCCACTCATTGGGGAATGTCTTCAGATCGACCGGCCGACGGTCAGGCGCGCCGCATAGGTTTCCGTCTTGCCGCCTTTCGAGGCGCGCAGCTGGACCTCGTAGAGCCCCGCCGAGAATGTCTCCGCAGGCCAGAACACGCGCACCTTACCCGCCGCGCCGTCCAGGACACTCGCCCCCAAGGGGATGGTGGGGCCAGCGCCGACCGCCCATGCCTCCACAGCGGCCCCGCCGAGATCGGGCGCGGTGCTGTCCTTCCTGAGGAACGTGATTTCGGCGGAATAGGTGTTTTTCTCGAAGGTCTCCATCTTATCCATCAGTCTCTCCATGTGGCCACAAAACGTGGCTCATCCCAAAGGGCGGTAAAGCTCGGTTCATCCCAAAGGGCCGTAAATTGAGGCTCATCCCAGAGGGCCGTGGCCCGGAAGTCCACCACCCGGCTCGTGTCAGCGGGTGTGGCCTCTGACCCAGACGTGCCTCCGGAGACCGCAGACCGGGCCGCGATCCGCGCGGGTGCGGCTATCACGCCGGACACGCCGCCCGCGTTGGCTGCGCGCTGAGTGATTGCGGTGGGTGTGGCCTCTGCCCCGGACAGCCCGCCTGACGCGGCCTCTCTGACGCTGACATGCGCGGCCATGGCCCCGGTGCCAGAGGCGCCCCCGGAGGCTGCAGCGCGCGATCCTACAGACACCGGCGCGGCACTCGCGCCAGAGGTGCCACCGCAGGTCGCGGATCGCGCGACCTGTCCGGTTGTCTGAGGGGTGGCGATGGCCCCGGATGCGCCGCCGCCCGACGCGCTGCGCGTGACGATCTGGACGGGGCTTGCGGACGCGCCAGAGAGGCCGCCTGATGCTCCAGCGCGCCCGGAGACGCGCGTCGGTGCTGCGTCGGCACCGGAAGCCCCGCCGGAGATCGCAGCGCGACCCTGCACGGCAACAGAGGCCGCAGAGGCACCCGACGCGCCTTCGCTCGACGCGGCCCGCAAGAGCACAGAGGCAGGAGAGGCGGTCAGACCAAAGGTGCCGCCACTGGACGCAGTGCGCTCTGAGATGCCAGAAGCGCCAGGCGTGATGTACTTACCGTTGAGGTAGTTGAACATCTCAGTGAGCTGCGGCGCGGTGTGCGCGCCGGCATAAATCAGCACCGCAGCGCAATCCATCAGCGCGCCTGCGTTGTCGCTCAGTTTGTAGTTAATATATAGCTTGGACAGAATGGTGTTGAGCGTGGCGGGTGTGCCGGAAATGACGCCAGCGTTGTCAACGTATCCGACGACACCCGACCCGTTGAAAGTGATCGAAATGATGTGCCAGGTGTCGTCGTTAAAGTTGGCAGCGGATGCGAAACTGGCGGCCCAGAAATCGGTCAGCACCTTTTCGGTGTTGCTGAGCACGGTCCCAAAGGCTTGCCGTGTGGTCGGGGCGCCATACATGACCCCGTTGAAATTACCGGCGCTAGTCCCCGGCGGGAAACGAACAACCACATACATTGTGCGAGGCTCTACCCCGTCCGGTATGTCCTCGCCCGCCAGGTCGACAGTCCCCAGCCCGTCATTGCTGCTATCAAAACTGAAATAAGCTGCGCCAGTCGGCGTCCCCTCTTCGGCCGTGCGCAGCGTAGGCTCGGACATGGCCCCGAGTTGCGTCAGCTCGATCCCGGCAATCTCATCCACCCACAGAGTAGGCGACACAACCGTATTGGTTGTCTCGAACTGGACTTTGAGATTGGTCGTGATCAGTGCCATCGTTGGCAGCCCTCATGTGATGTCATAGCTTGAGAGCGCGAAGCTCTCGTTTGAGTGTCGCAGCGAGGTCCAACTGGCCCGCCCCGAAACTGTCAGAACTCAGGGTTTTCAAGCTGATATTCGGACGCTCGTATTTTTCGAGCAGGTCGACTGCCGCCATGAGAGCCGCGTTCCAGGCGTGGATGGCGCGTACGCCATCCACCACCGGACCGCCGTTGCTCTCATAGGCGACGCGGGTCATCAGGACAGGAAGACATTGAGGCTCGAAGCCGGGAACTTGATCTCCGCGCCCACGCCCAGATCGGCGGCGGTGATTGCCGACCAGGTCAGCAGATTACCCGCAGTCGCCGCGTCGTAATAGCCGACAGCGACGACGCTCTGGACCGGGTCATGCGTGGTGGCAAAGACAATCTCGGCGCTGTTGAGCACCGCCTGCCGGGTGCCATCCGCCGGATCTGCAGCAGGCGCGCCAAAGGTCACGGCCGCGCGGGCATAGCCGCTGCCGGTCACTTCGGTGCCGCCGCCTGCGTCGGTGGGCGCGGCCGTAAAGAGCGCCAGATGCACGGAGGCGGGGCTGGTTATCGCCGTGTTCCGAAAAACGTGATTGAGCACGGCAGCTTCGAGGTAGGTGGAGAAGGTCGACATTTCAGTTTCCTTTCAGGGTTGGTTTCAGTGTCGGGCCGCGAATTCCGCGACCCCGGTTGGAACGTCTGGCCAGACGGGTACATCGCCGTCCTCGATGGCGCGACGGCACTCGGCCTGCATGGCCTTGCGCCACGCGGTCCATGCAACGGCGCGCTCCTGGTCGCCCTCGATGAGGCCCGCCAGCGCCAGCGCGTCGACACGCACAGCGCCATTGAGGATCGCGGTTGAGAACAGGATGCCCGCCTGCGCGATGTTCATTTGCGTCGTCTCGGAGCCAACGCCGAGGATGCGCGCGCGGCACTCGGTCCTGATCGCCGTGGCACGCTCAAACGCGGCGGCTTGCGCTTTGGCCTCGGCGGTGACCGCCTGGCTGAAATCAATCTGCATCGGGGATCTCCAGATCATAGGGCGGAAGGGTCACCGGGCCGTTGCCGGTCAGAGTGAGGGGCGCGGGATTGATCGTCTGCGGTGGCGCAGATGAACCGAACGGCACGATCAGCGACAGGTGCAGCACGCCCTCGATCCGCTCGACAGGACCGGCGAACCAATTGCTCGCAATCGCCTCGCGTGGCAGCGTGGCCCCGTCTGGCAGGGGCGAGAAATCGAAGGTCTCACCGTTGAGTGTCAGAATGTCGCCGTTGCGCGTGACCGTCAGGGGGGTGGCGCGGCGCTGCGGGATCAGTGTGATGTGCATCGGGTCTCTCCTTAGAACCAGCGGCCGACAGCAACGATGTTTGCAAAACTGGAAACGCGCGCATTGGTGGTCAAAAAGGTGCTCATATTCAGCGTTGTTGTGGTCACGCTCGACGCCCGAGCAAAGGCCACGGAACCGCCGCCGGTGGTCACGGCCGCCACGCGCGGGGTGACGGCGAATTCAGCCGGATAGGTCCATGCGACTTCACCCGCATCCGAGGTGGCAACTGTCGTCGCACAGATCTGCGTGCCATTGGCGAACCGCGTGTATTCGCCATTGCCGCCGACAAACACGCTTTCGATCAGCGCGCCGGTCGGCACACCTGCGGCCTGAGTGACCGTCCCGAGGATGTTTGAGCGCGCAAAGACCTGTGACCCGTTGAGCAGCAGGTTTGTGATCGCGTTGAGGCCCGCGCTCGACAGAAGTGCCCGCTGCACACCGCCCGTGACCATGCCGATCTGGTCCGCAGCGGGGCGACGAAAACCGGTGTTTAGATCGGCCAGAAACGCCACCCCCGGCTCAGCCAGCGTGCCGTCGCCAAACCGGCCAGAAAGCGGGCCAGCCTGTGCCGCGTCAAATATTGCCATCACATCGTTGAACGCCGCAATCAGCCCGTCGCGCACGGCCCCGAGATTGGCAATGGCGTAGCTGCCGCCGCTAATCGTCGTGCCGGTATAGGCGACCGCCAGCGTGATCGAGGTGTTGCTGTTGACAGTCAGAACCTCGCCGACAATCACGCCATTGCGTACCACCATCATGCCCGGTGCGGCGTTGGCCAGCCATGCCGTGCCGCTGCCCGTCAGTGCGGCGCTGCCGCTCGTGATGCTGATCGTGCCGGTCCGATACCAGATGCTCATGGTGTTCCTCGCTCTGTGTTAACTGAATGTGGCAATCGCTTTTTCCTCTGCAAAAAGCTGCGTTCCCGGCAGAACGAGCACGCCCTTAAGACCACCGGGGTGAAACCAGTAACGTGCCTGCAATTTGTAGGTGGTCGCGGATGCCCCCGGCGTCGTGCGGTTCTTGAAAACCATGCTGTCAAGCAGTTGCCTTTTGCCCAATTCGACGCGTTGACGGTAGACAAGCGTGTCTTCCATCTGCACCCCGTTCCGAAGTATGCGATACTCCACGTCAGCGCCCAGATCATCTGGGCTGAGTGACCCCGCCTGAAACCTGACGTTCAGGATCATGTGTCGCTCACTCGGCAGATTGCTGTGCGCAGCCGTCAAGGTCAGAACATCTTGAAAGGCAGAAGTACTGGTGATCAGAAAATCTGAACCAAGCGTTGTGGCGCTAATTGCCCCTGTCGCATTTGCTTCGATCTTGTCCGTAACAATTGACCCGCCAAGGATCAGATCGCCATCGAGAACAAAGTCGCCGGAAACTTCGACAGTGCCATCCAGTTTGATGTAATCGCCCTTGATCCGGGCGGTCGTGACAGGCTCTGTCTCACCATCATCCACACGCACCAGCGACAACACATCATCGCCGCCAAGTGACCAGACAAAGCCGCTCGATATGCCGTCTATGGTTGCCTCAGCAAAGGCCGTAGCCTCTGCCAGCGCCGTGACACTGCCGTAGCTGGCCACGATCTGCTGATTGACCGCCGCCACCGCGCCGTCGGCTGTCACACGGGTTGCAGCCACCTGTGTGATCACGGCGGCGTTCTGATCGACCTTAGAGGCTAGAAGAAGCCGCTCGCTCGCCTCGGCGCTGATACCGTCCACGACCTGCGTGGAAATCTCGCGCCGCCCAAATGCCGTTGTTTCGCGCACCGCCTGCCCGTCGAGGAAACCGCGCAGCAGTCCCTCGGCAACCTCATCAGCACCCTCACCCACGCGGTTGAACAGGTCAGAGACAGATCGCGGCATGTTCGCATCGCCAAGCACAGCATCATGCCGGTCAAAGGCCGTGTCGATCTGGTCGCGCAGGGCGTCGGCAAGGTCCGCTTGCGTCAACCGCAAATCCGGCGTGGTCACACTCAGCCACGGCGTCCACGCGGTCGGGCTGTCGGCCACATAACGGGCGCGGACCTCGTATTCCGTCGCGGCGATGATGTCGCCCCGCACCAGCACGCGGCCCCCGTCGACCGGCTTGATGCCCTCTGCGACGATCTCCTGCGTGGCCTTCACGCGCACCTGATATTTCAGGTTGCGGATCGCGGGCAGGCTTTCAATCGTCCAGGTCAACAGGATTGCCGGGCGGCGCGCAGTGCCGCCTGCGTCCGACAGGTCAAACGCAGCCACTGACAGCGGCACCACAAGCGGCGCAGGCGGTGTCTGACCATTGGTGGGCAGAGGTGCCGGCACGTCGAGCTCCGGCCCCCAATCTGTATCCGTGGCCTCGCGCTCGCGCATCACCACGACTTGCAGCAACGTGTCGGTGCGGTCCTCGACCTCGATCACCTCGAACACCTTGTTCGTGTAGCCGTAAATCTCGGACGTGAAGCTGATCGAATCCAGCGGCTCGACCAGCGCGAAACTCGGCGGCAAGGTCACTTGGAACGTCACAAACCGGCGCGCATCCAGCAGCAGAGAATTCAGCAGGTGCTGCGCCTGCGCCTTGACGCTCACCGCAGGCAGTCCAACGCTTGCCACCCGCTGCCCGCCATCCTCGGCCACCCAATCCTCGTTCAGGATCAGATCGGCCTCGCGGCCCTCCCAGATATCATTCGGCTCGACGTAAGTCCCGGTGATGCCGTTGGTCACGTTCTCGAACGCCGGGAACGGCGTGAGCTCCGAGGATTCCGTGATTACGAAATCCGCATCGGTGAGAGCCAGCACCGGGGCCGAGGGCGCACCCACGCGCACCCGGAACACGCCACCGAACTCAGCCGTCTGGGCAAAGCTGGCGCGGTTCATTTCCTCGATCACATCGACCGGGGCCATCTCCTCGACGTTGATCTCGAAGCCCGCCACGTATTGCTTGCGCCCGCCGATATCGACGTCGCACTCGTTCATGCCCGCAAACCAGTTATCGAGTGGCAAATCCTCGGCAGACACCTGCCCGCCCCAGATGTCGCCCGTGGGCAGGGTGATGCCACGATAGATGTTGTAATTGATCACCTGCGGATTTTCTGAGAACTCCCAAGTTGCGGGATTGTCCCACCGATGCGCGCCAGAGCCGCCCACGGTGGTATCCTTGCGCGGATCGTAGAGCTTGATGCCCTGCACCTCGAACCGGACAGAGGGCAGGCCCTGATAAATCTCGGGGTCCAGCGCGAATTCCAGCACCGCATAGGCTGTGCCGCGCAGGACGTGATCCGTGGTCCAAGGACGGTCAGGATGCGCGCCATAGTATGTCACCAGCGTTGGATCGGCCTCGGTCTGCGTCCCGTCGTAGAACCACATCCACGCGGTCGGGTCTGTGTCGTCCTGCCGGAACTCGGTCAGGATGCGACGGCCAGAATTTTCGGGCACCTCATTGAACGGCCCCGCGCTATTGTCGGGGGCCTCGATGTCGGAATATTTGCCGTTTATGACGATCCGCCCAGTCAGACCTTGCACAGGAATGTTCGAGACCTCGAGAATGTAGGTCAGGATGCCGTTGTTCTTGAAGCGGCTATAGGCGGGCGCAACCGCGTGGCCCTCCGCCGCCATTGTGCCCACGATGAATTTCTGCGGCGTCACGTCGCCGGTCGTGGTCTGTTCGGTCTGGATGCCCTGACCATTGACCTTGGGCTTCTTGGCAAAGGCTTGATTGAGCAGCGAGAGGCCCACGCCCACGATGATCCGCGTCGCAAACGCCCCCAGTGCACCGAACCCCGCAGCAATCGCCGCAAACGTGCCAGCCCCGGCGCTTGATGCCGCCAGCGCAACGGCAATCGCAGTGGAAATCGGCTCGGCCATAGCTCCGCCGGGTGCTACGATAAAGCCTACGAGGAACGCAAAGAACAGGATCATATCTTGAAAGCCCTCGCCGCCTTGAGGCGCGATAAATGGCCCAGCCCGTCGGGGCGCAGCACGAACACGCGGTCGCTGGCAAAGATGCCCATGGCGCTGCCCTCGCACACCGCCAGATCGCCCACCTGCGCCATGGCGGGCGGGATCTCCGGGAAGAGGCTGGCGATATAATCGACATGGCTGGCAAAGCCGTCTTCGGCCATCACGCGGGCAAGCCCCGCCATGCTGCGATAGCGCCCGCGCCACCGCTCGCCGTGATCCACGCCCGTCGCGGCCTTGACCCACCCGGCGACATACATGCCGCAATCGTGGCTGCCGGGGCGAAAGCGCATCACCCGCACAGTGTCGAGATAGGCGATCAGCATCTGTGCCCGGCTCATCCACGACTATCCCCGTTGCTGGTACTGCCCCCGCCCGCGCGCTCGTCTGCCGTGGGTGTGGACGGCGTGACGCTCGTGGGCGGCGGCGCGCCGTTCTGCGACTTGCCTGACCCCCAGAACACCGGCACCGCGCCCGAGGTGGCGGCATTCTCCCGCCCCCGGTCCGTGGCGTTGATCCGGCGCTGCGCGGAATTGGACTTCTTGAGCGCCAAGGTCCGGGTCAACGCCCGCGCGGCGCTTGCCACCGTCATGGTGACATCCGCCGATTGCCCCTCTGCGGCGCGCGGCAGGGGCATCTCTTCGACCCAACCTTTGATCACCCGCACGGGCACGCCGACCTGCACCGCCTTGACCGGATCGAAAAACACCCGGTGCACCTCGACCGGCGCACCGCGCAGGTCATAGAGGTTCACCAGATTGACCACCGCAGCCGGAATGCCGGAAAAACGGATTGTGTGCATTCGTACATTCAAGCCCACTTCGCCCCGGATCGGATCAAGCCCAAGGATTGAGCCCGCGCCCTGATAGCTGCGCGCGGTCTCGCCAACGGTGAATTGCCGAACATCAAGCCCATTCCAGAACCCCACGGCCTCGATCAGCCCTGTGGATTTGCGCCGCGCTGATACCCACACCAGATGCCGGGATATGACACCCGTAAGGCTGGCCAGCATATTTTCGGTGGCGGTGCCGTAATCGCGCATCTACACCCCCACGCTTTGCACAAAGGAGAACTGTGCGCCCTCGGCTCTGCCCGCGCGATGTGCGCCGTAGGCCGGATTTGGTTCGAGCCGCGCCTTGATTACCGGCCTGATCAGCGTCACGGGATCGCCAACGACAATCCCCGGCTGGAGCGGCGGCGTCACTTGAAACCATGCGGTCGTGCCCGGAGCGCCGGACTGGATATCACTCACCACCCGATGCAGGCCATATCGCACGGGGCTGGAGCCATACTGCACGCCCATGAAATCGCCACCGCGCAGCCAATAGAGACCGGGCATGCCTTGCAGCTTGATCATCCGCGCATCTGCCGCATCAAGCTGTGCGACCGTGGGCGTGGCCGCGCCAAGGATCGCCCCGGTCGGATCATCTGCCGGATGCGTCTTTGCCGGATCGTAGACCAGAAACGACGCCCCCGGCGTGTCCAGCACGGACAAGAGCGCGTCGATCCGCGCGGCATTGCTGCGATTGCTCATGGGGGGAAGGGTAAGCGACCCGCGCCACACCGGCGCACCCAGCAGCGCAGGCAGAGGAATGCCGCTGGCCGTGCGGTCGATCTGCATGGGCGTGTTGATCACGAGCTGCGAGACCGAGATTTTCAGCCGGTCTTGGAACTCGGCCAGAACGAGGGGAAAAGCCAAGGGCATCAACCGCGCCTCCGGGGGTCTTTGTTGATACGATCAACCGCCTGCGGCAGGCCGCTGCGCGTGAATTGCTCAATCCCGGCCCGCGTCACCTGCACGGCCACTTCCCCCGATATGCGGCGCACGTCCTGGACGATGCTGCCGTTCTCGACGCGGGCCACGACCTCGATGCGCGGGCCCGCGCTACCGCTCTGGGCTCGCGTCGCACCGGCAGCCTGCGCGGGCAGGGGCAGGCCGCCCCCGGCAAAGCCTGGAATGATCGCGCCTGCGTTCATGGCCTCGAGCACCGCGCGGTTGCGGGCCGTGGCCTCGGCCGTCATGATGAATTCCCCGGCGCTTACCATCGCGCGGATCCTGTCCCCCCGGCCTGTGCCCGCGCCCAAGAGGAGGCCGGGACGGGTGACAAGAGGATCGCCGCCACTGGCAAAGCCGGGCGCCATCTCGCCGGGCAAGCCGCCAGACGCAATATTGATCAGCGACCCGCCCGAGAGGAGACCAAAGAGATCGCCAAGGCCGCCACCACCGCCACCGCTGCCCCCAAAGAGACCGGAGAGCGGGCCGGTGCCGAGGATCAGCGCTTCCTTGGCCGCGCGGATGACCATGTCGCCGATCCCCTCCCAGACGTCCCGGAGGCTTTCGGCCTCGAGCAGCACGTCGTCGACGGCGTTGTTGAATTCCTCCTTGCGCTCCATGGCGACGCGCTCGTTCTCATGGGCCTCGACGAGCGCCTCGATCTCCGCGCGTTGCTTTGGCGTCGCGGCGGTCAGGCGGTCGCGCAGGCGGATCATCTCGCGCTGCACCGGGTCGCTCTCGCGCAGCGCCTCGATCTCGCGCCGCTTGCTCTCGATCAGCCGGTCGAGCGCCTGCTGTTCGCGCAGGGTCTCGTTGGCCGATGCGCCACGCGCGCCGCTGCCGGACCGCGTCGGCCGGGCTAGCTCGTTGAGGCGGGATGTCTCACGGGCCAGTTCGACAACGGCGTCCCGGCGCGCATTTAGGTCATCGACTGTTGCCGTATCGCCGCTGGCCTCGCCCCGGATTACCGCCGTCTCGCGGTCGAACCTAGCACCGGCCAAGGCTCCGGCGCGCCCAATCGGATCGTCGCGAAACTCCGCCCGGATACGGGCGTTCTCCAACCCGACCTGGCCTTGGGATTGCAGGTCGAACATGGCATCGACGGCACCGCGCACCTCGGCCGAGAGCCGCGCGGCCTCGTCGGCGGCCGCGCGGATGCTGCCGGACATGTCGCTCGTCGCGATTTCAAAGGTGTGTTGTGCGGCCTCGCGCATGGCCTCTTTTGTTTCTTCGCTCGCGCCAGAGGCGTCGGCCTCCGCAAGCGCCGCATCGAGGGCGAACTGCGCGCGCAACCGCGTCACCTCGGCACTGTCCGCGCCTGCCCGCGCGATAGCCTCGGCCACGCCATTCTGCTGGATCATGGTCGAGAGCGTGGCCTGCGCCGCCGCCTCGGCCTTCAGCTGCTCGCCGGTGCTTTTGGTCACCAGATCGAGGAAGGTCAGCATTTCTTCGGTCTGGCGGTTTCGGGCGGGGTCTTCCCCTTGCAGCTTGGCAACTTCGGCCAGGGTCAGACGCATTTTGTCAAGCGTCAGGAGGCGGTCTTGCTCTGCCTCGGACGTCTCCCCCGAGGCCAGCGCGGCGCGGGTGTAGCTCTCGATCAGCGCGTCGACGGCGGCGGCTTGTTCTTCGACCGTGCCTTGCGCGGCCTCCTGAAGGGCGGCGAAATCGTTGAGAACGTCTTGAACAAGTTCACGGCTCCCGGCACGCATCCGCCCAAAGAGACCGCTGAGGTCGAACTCAGAAGCGAGCGTGGAGAGCGCTTGACCCTCGGCCACGTCGAGCCCGCCGTCGACCGATTGCGGCAGGAGGTTGCGGTTGCGGTTGATGCGCCCAAAGTCCACGCCGGTTTCGCCCAGAAAATCTCCGATGTTTTCGCCGGTCTCACGGGCGGTGATACGCTTCTCGGCCTCGACGATCCGGTCGAGCAGGTCTTGGGCGCGGTCCACAAAGCCTTCGCCGAAGCGGTCGGCCAGTTCGAGCCGGGTGGATGAGGCCTCGGCGATCTTGTCCCTCAGGCTGTCGATCCGGTTCTCGAGCGCCTCGACGCTGTCCGCGAAACTCTCGGCCTCTTCCGAGGAGGACATGAACCAATTGACCACGGTAGCGGTCGCCGCCAGTGCGCCGATGGTGATCAGATTGATCGGGCTCAGCATCGCGAGAACCGCCCCGCCCAATGCCCGGAACGCGCCCGCCGCCCCGAGCGGCCCGATCACCTGAGTGATTTGCGTGCCCTGCTGAATGGCCAGCGTGAGCGGGTTCTGACCCGCCGCGAGCATGACAAACACGTCATTGCCCTGCGCCACGAGGTTGCCCATCGAGCCTGCGGCGAGGCGATTGGCCGAGGCCATTTTCTGGGTCGCCGCTGCATTGACCTCGGCGGCCGAGCTTGCCGCCCTAAGGCCCGTAGCGGAGGTTCTGGCGGCCGTCTCAAGCTGCTTGACCCCGCGTGCGGCGGTTGCACCTTGGGTGCCGACGCCGCGAATGTCCTGGGAGGCCGATTTCGCGGCGGTGCCGGTGGCCTGCAACTCCGCCTTCGCCTGATCGGCGTCCATGAGGATCTCGCCCTGGACACGGAATGCCATCTCAGTTCTCCCTCATCGCGGCCACAGCCGCGCCTTCGATCACCTGCACCTCGGCCCAAAGCGCGGGCGTGACCTTGACCCCGCTCATGCGCAGGCCCGCCCGCGCGGCCGTGTAGTCAAGGCCCACCACGCGGAAACCCGCCAGCCCGGCCGAGACGGTGCGCCATTGATTGCAGACCGCGAGAAAGGCCCGCACCGCCGGGACATTCTGCGGCCAAACACCAGAGCCGGACGGATCGCGGCGGAGGTGACCCGGGTCGATCCCCCAGAATTCCGCCTCGTCGTCATGGTCGCCGCCTGCGTCATCTGCGATCAGGTCGCCGCGCGCCCATGCCCGCCCGGCCCATTTCAGTTTTTTACCCGTTTCCCCACCAACGCCGCGTAATAGGCGTTGACCAGGGCGACGCGGACATAGGCCAGTCCAATCAGCCGGTCGCGCAGGCCGTGGCTGTAAGGCAGCTTGTTGCCCTTCTCGTCCTCGATGTCGTCGAGACTGACGATGGCCGCCGACAGGAACTCGCGCTCGCCGCGCGTGGTGCGCATGTCGAGCGCCTCAATCTCTTCATCGGGCAGCACGCGGAAGGTGGCATTGAGCGTCTGGAGATCATGGCCGCCATCGGCGGGCACCTTGATCTCGACAGGGTGGGTGAAGGTCGGCGTCTGGTCGATCTTGAACATGGGGGTGAACTCTCTTTCAAAGGGGCATTGAAGGGGGCGTTGAACCCCCTCAGGTGAGCGTCATCGCCCACTGGTCGGCGGCGGTGGAGGCGGTGGGCAGTGGCACGAGGCGCAGCGGCCATTCCTTGCGGCCTTGCCCGTCCTCCAGCCCCTCGGGACGCTGCATCTGGGCATTCGGGGCCGCGATATTGACGATGTTGCCCGCCGTCTTGCCGTGCTCGATCTCGACGGCGACCTTCTCTTGGGTGGCCGCCATGGTGAACGGGTTGAAGGTGGAGAGCGTCACGGCGCGCACCCGCGCCTCGATGGTGTTCTCATGCCCGTCGAGGATCACTTCCTCCTCGCCGATCAGAAACTGCGCCTCGATGCGGTTGGCGAGGGTGAGCTTGAAATTGCGCATCACGAGCGAGGTGCTATCAATCGTGAAGACCGGCGTGTTGGCATCCGACGCGGCCAGCGGGTCGGGAATGCCGATAAAGTCCGGGGTTGGCTGGACCACGTCGGCCGGGGCCACATAGAGGGCCGTGAACTCGAACTCGATATAGGGAATGCCCGAGGCCGAGACGTCAAAGGCGGCGGTGCCGCGCACGCCCACCATGGCATAGAGCGTGCCGCCGATATTGAGGTGGAGTGTGATGCTCTCGAGGTTTGAATAGACCCGGTTGTAGACCACGGAGGTGGCCGCCGTCACGGTCTCGGCACAGCCGCAGGCGCGCAGGAGACGGCCCCAGCGGGGCGCGGTGCCGACGGTACCGGAGCCTGCCAGTTCGACCTTGAACGAGATCGTGCGGTGCAGATCGACGGGGATCGTGCCGGTGGGGCCGCCGTGCGGCGTATCGAGATTGCGGTCCAGATCCTGACCCTGCATCGGCGACAGGCGCACATCCGTGGCGAGGATTGCATCAGTGCCGGTCGGGGCGGCATCGGTGCCATAGGTGGTTTCCTGCTTGGCCAGCAGGACCTTGCGTCTCCAGAGCAGGCTCATTTGTCAGCGTCCTTCTTCTCGGGTTTCGGGGTGGGGGCGGGCTTTGAGGGCGACGCATCCGCGCGCTTCAGCGCGCCCTTGTCATCGCGGGTGTACGCCCCGCCGGAGGTCGGAAGATTGGTCATGAGAGGATCCTCAGTTGGTCATCGATGGAGAAATCAAGCTGGTAGGCGAGCACACCGGCACCGCTGGACATGAGTTGGCCGCGCTCGAACCGGAAGACACCGACCTCGTCGCCCGGTGCCCATCCCGCCAAGGCGCGCACCACGCGCATCAGGAACTGGTCGATCTTGTCGAGGGAGGCGGCCCCGGTGCGATCAAAACTTTGGGCGAAGATCACCACGCTCGTGCGGTGGGTCAGCATCTGGCTGAACACACCCGACGCAGCATCCGGGCGGCCCCCCTGAATGCCGGAGGGAAAGACATAGGCCGCGACCGATTGCGCCGGCAGTTTCTTCGAGCGGATCAGATCGACAAAGGCGCGCCCGCCGTCGATACGACCGCCAAGTTCGGGCACCTCAGCCGCGAGGCGGGCCATGACATCGGAGATGTTCATGCGAATACCTCGCGGAGATAGGTCTCGACCGTGTCCACGATGTCGGTCTCGTCCTTGTCGTCAAAGCCCAGAAAGGGCCGGGCTGGAATTTCGACCTGGTCGACCATGATGAATTGGCCATTGGGCAGGGTGAAGGCGAGTTTGGCCGTGGCGTCACCGCCCGCGGCCTTCGGCTCGATGAACGCGCCAAACTGATGGGTGGCGGCGTAGGGCACGTTGGTGCCGATGCGCGCGGACTGGCTGTCAGCCTCTGTCACGATGCTGTCCCGCAGGCGTGTACTGTCGACCAGCGTCTTGCCGCCGAACTCGCGCGCGCGGTGCGAGACGGGCCACGCGATGCCGCCCGGGCCTTCGCCCTTCTCGAACCGCTCCGAGACGGAGGTTTCCAGAACGGTGCCGATGCGGCGCATCAAAGGGGTGAGGTCGGACAACTGGCGCAGGCCATTGGCAATGGCGCTGTCAAAGTCGAGACTGTCGAGGCTGACTGTGAGGGTGACCATCTCAGAACCCCTTCAGGCTGTCGCGGGTGAAGGTGCCCTCCGGCGCGCTGATCTGGGGTAGCTGGGGATTGCCCCGGCCTGTGTCCTCGGGCGTCTCGTCTCCGAGCGAGGCCTCGCCCTTGCGCACTTCGCGCAGAAAGCTGATCGCGGCCTCATAGCCCTCTTCGGCCCCGTCAAAGGCGGCGGCCCGCGCACCGAGCAGCCGGTACCAGGCAATTGCCGCAGTATGCATCGTCAGGACACGGGGCGGATTGTCTGCATTGTAAAGCCCTGCGACATAGCTCTCGGCGACAGACACGGCGTCGTCCACGGCCACCTGCAGCGCGGTCATACCGATCACGCCGGGGATTGTGTCACGCGCCGTCACTTCGGCGAGGAAGCCTTCGCCGTAGCGGTCGATCATGTCTTGCACAGTCAGGTAGGCCATCAGCGGGCCACCCCTTTGACGGCCCACATGACGGCCTCTTCGATCTTGGTGCGCGCGAGGGAAAACTCGCGGCCCTGATCGGCGGCGATCTCGTCGAGAAACCTTTGGCCGATATCCTTGATCGCCTCGACCCGGGCCTTCTCGATGTCGCCCAGTTTGCGGTAGCTGTGCCGCACGGGGCTGTTTTCGACCCGGGTGTCGTCGGTGCTCTTGATCGTCTCGGCCATGGCGCGCCTCCGGGTTGGGTGTTTGGTGCCGGTCTCTCCCGGCTGTCACGTCCATTCCTCAGACGTTGCAGGCTCCAACTCGCGTGGGCCGCGCCTACTCGGATCGCCTCCGGAGGGGTCTGGTTGTCGCCCTATGTGCCCGTGAGGTTCGCGATTGATCCTTTCGCTCTGGAATTTCAGGATGCCGCGTTGGCGGCGGCCTGCATCCCGGCCCAGACCGAATCCCGCGCGGCGGCGGTGATCTGGTCGGCCAAACCGGGAAGCGCGTCCTGCAGTGCCTTGACCTTGGGCTTGCCGCTCTTGTCGAAGGCGTCGCCGGGCAGGGCGTTGATGGCATTGGTCAAGGCCACGCGCAGCGCGTCGTCGAGGACAAGCGGCGGCGCGGTGTCTGCCGCGTCCCCGGCCTCTTCGATTGCGCCCAGGGCGAGAAGGCGCGCAATCTGCGCCTCCCCGCCGATTTTTTGCGCGGGGACGGTCGTTCCCGCCTCCAGCCGCTTGGCTGCGATCACGGTGCGTTTGATGAGATAGCTCATGCCGCATCCTCGATCAGATAGCCGGTGGCCGGAGCCGCGATGACTTCGCGGACCTGCTCGCCTACGCGGAGCGTGGTGGAACCTTTGAGGCCGACCTTGGGGTCAAAGAAGCGCCCCGAGACGCGCCCGTCGAACTGCGCCGTCCAGCCCCATGCGGGGGCGGTGCCGTCCGGACCGGCCTGAGTGTTGCGATGGATCAGGGCGATATTGCCGCCCCAGACCTTCTCGAAGGCAGCCGTCTGACCCTTGCGGGCCGAGTTGATATAGCTGTCGCCCACGAGGATCTGAGAGAGTTCGAAAAGCTCCGCCACCGCCTCGCGGCCGGCGCGGCCCTTGTCGCCCGAGGTCCGGTTGATGGCCTTCAGGATATCGGGATGGGTCGAGAGCGCCGTCCAGGCCTTACGCCCCATCGCGGCCACGTTGGGGCGCATGATGAAGGTGGCATCAAGGGCGGCAGAGATCACGCCGATGGGATCGGACGTGGGATCGCTGAACTGGCCCGCGCCCGAGAGCACCACTTTTTTGTCCGCGTCATAGTTGGCCGCGTCCTGCACCATGGCGGCCACGCGCTTTTCGCGGTCGAGCTGGATCAGATGGGCCAGACCCTCGACGGCGCGCGCCTCGGGATCGAAAGCCGAATTGCCAGCGGCGCGCAGGGCGCGGGCGGCATCGATGTCGCGCTGCGGCACCACGTCGTCGAGACCGTAGTCCTTGACCGAAGAGGTGCGCTCTTCGCCGGTGAACTCAACCTGTTGGACCAGACCTTTGCGGCCGACTTCCGTGTCGGGCACCGTGAACATCTGCTCAGGCGGGAAATAGGTCCATTTGAAATCCGTAGCCATGACCGGCACGCGCGGCATGACCTCGTCGGCAATGAACGAGATGTCGGGGTTGCGGAAATTGACGGCGATGGCGGTCAGGACCGGATCGACGACAAAGGGGGTGGGGGTGCTCATGGATCAGCGCTCCTAAAGATCAGGTGACAGAGTGACGGGCGATGGCCACGTCGATGATGTCGCCAGCGACGCCCGCCTGCAGCGCGTAGCCGATGGCGATGTTTCCGGCTCCGGCCACTGCGGCCACACCGAGGCCCGAGGCGTTCGAGGCGACGGGCGCACCTGCGGCGACTGTGCCCGCGAGCTTGAGCTCTCCGGAGCCGGACATGATCACGTCCGCTGTCTGGCCAATGGCCGCATCCAGTTGGTCCGAGATGCCAATCGCGAGATTGGTCGCGGAGGCGGCCACAAGGATGCCGCCGCCCGCGCCGAATTTGACGATCCGGCGGCCGGGCACCGCCGCCTCGGCGGTGTAGGATTTGATGAACATACCGGGATTAGGCATCGTCGCTCTCCATGGTTTCTTCGATCTGCCGGGCCGCCTCCGCAAAGCTCAGCGTTCGGCCTTCGGCCTCGGCGTCCTTGATCAGCCGCTTGGCCGCTGCGGTGATGTCGTCCGCTCCCTTGACCTGTGGCAGGGCGTCACCACCCGCCCGCTCGCTGAAATCGATCAGCGGCTTGGCCCGTTTTGAGAGCAGGTCGCGGAACCAGTCGCGCTGGCTGGCGGTCTTGCCTTCGGCAAAAGACACCTCGTCCGTCGCGTCGAGGTTTTCCATGAACGCGGCCATCTCATCCTTGAGGCCGGGGGCGATGCGCCCGTCCTTGGCAAGGGCGTCGAGGAGGGCCGCGTCTTCGGCGCGGCGTGCGGCGCGCGTACCTTCGGCGAAGGCCGCCTCCTTGGCGGCAATCTCGGCCTCGCGCGCATCGAGCGCGGCTTGGCGGTCTTCGGGGGTTGGCTTGTCCGTGCCGGACATATCGGGGTCTCCTTCTTGGGTTTCGGCGAATGGGGCGGGCTCGGTCTCGGGCGCGCCTGCGGCGTCGCGGAGTGCCTCCTGGCCTGCGGGCGTGCGTGCCCAGGACAGGACGGCGGAGATCGCGCCTTTCAGGGCATCGCCGAAACTGGCGACAGGCGCGTCTTCTTCCGAGAAGGCGATCTCAAGGGTCACGGCCTCGGCGTCCTCAGAGAACTCGGCCGCCTTGAGGCCTTTCACGGCGGGGGGCTGAGCACCCAGAAAGCCCACATGCTTGAGGTAATAGATGCCGGGGGTCGGGTTAGCGGCGGCCTTGGGGGGATAGAAAGAGGCGCTGATCCGCTTGAAGCGTCCGGCGCGCACCATCTCGGCGAAGGCAGGCTCGACCTGGTCAGGCTCGGCGAAAAGCTCGGCCCCTTCGGCGCGCAGGGATTTCACCCAGCCATAGGCCGGGGCATCGGTGCGGGGATGGCCCACGACAATGGGGGCCTCGTGGAGGGCGGGATCATAGGCAGCGGCGATGCCCTCAACCTCAGCCTCGGAAAATTCGAAGCTCTGCCCGGATTGGGCGGTGTGGCGGCCAGCGCGGAAGATGTGAAGCGGTTTTGTCATGCGACCGACACTAGGCCGGGCGCGGGTGCCATATCAGATGAAGGGCTTCAGGGGAGGCGAGGTTTTGGCAGGGTCCCCTTGTGGCCACACTATCCGCCCAACCGGGCATCCGGCAAGGCCGGAATGCCAAGAGGCCCTGAGAGGCCCCCAGAATGGCCTCCCCCCTGACGGCGGGGGAAGGTGGCCCGCAGGGCCGAGGGGGGTATTCAATGGGTATTTAATGGCGCTCTGACGGGGTATTCCGTGGCGCGGCCTCGGTTGCAGGTGCGCTCGCAAGGCCAATTTGCCCGAAATCGCCTCAGGAGGCCGGATCGACAAGGAATGCGCGCAGGATCGCACGGCGCTCTTCGGGCGTCCTCTTAGGGCGGTCGAAATACCCAAACAGATCTTCGCGGCGGACCGCGACCAGCTCTTCCTTGTCCGGATCGTCGTCAGGCAATGCTTCCGCTTCGCGCAATGCGGCCTCATAAGCCTCGCGGCTCCATTCGTCGGGCGGCTCAACCAGCAACGTTCGCATCACGGATCTCCGTTCATGGCCCTGACAATGGCAGCGGCAACACCCCGGGCGGACTCTTCTATGCGCTGCCGGATTGCTCGCGACTGCGCGCCAAGGCTCTCTTGATATAAGATCAGGCCCTGAGACTGCAAGACGTCGAGGACCGCGAGGCGCACCGCATGGTCGCGCTCTGTATTGGTCAAGGCCGGGGCCAACTCGTCAATGAGTTCTGCCGCCACCTCCGAAAGCTCGCGCATGTCGCCACGGCTAAGTCTCAGCATCTGTGCCCGGTAGAGTGAGCCGTCGTGACCAACGGCGATGATTGATCGAACTTGGCGCTGGAACATAACCGCCATGTCATCCGGGCTGAGCGGCGCGGAACTGGGGTGATTGTGCACGAGGCCGACGGCCGTGCCGCTCTCCAGCCGCTGGATTATGGAGGGGGTCAGTTTGACGCGCTTCGGCTTGCCCACGCTCCAGTCGATTTCCTCGCCGGTCCTCAGATCGAATGCGCCAAGATGCTCCCGCCCATCGCCCAGGCCCATGAGCCGGGCGCGCATGACAAAGCCAAGCTCGGTCGCCGCCGCCGGGGCGGAAAGCCCGGCCGATACGCCTGCGTGGCGCGCCCCGAGGTCAAGCCACGCCTGACCCGGGTTGCCATCCCACGCGGGATCGACCCCGAGTGCCGTGGGTTCGATCTCACCGGTGCGACGGTTCAGCACCCCGCGCTCCTCCAGCTCGAAATCCTCTGTCACCTTGAGGCCGCGCCGCTCTAGCATGCCCTGCGAGAGTTGCTGAACGGTGCAGCCGCACCGCCAGCCGTTGGGGGGAAAGATGCGAAGCCATGCCGGGTGATCGACGGGCAGGATCAGGTCGTGATAGCGCGCGTGGTCCTCGCGCTTGGTGTCGCGCTGGATCTGGACGTAGCGCAGGAAGGGGAAGGCCGCCTTGGTGCGCTGAATGCGCGCCCATTTGCCCGCAGCATGGGCCGCGCGCATATTGGCGTCGAAGATCACCCGCAGGCGGCGCGGCGAGTCAAGCCGGACGTTCTTCAACTCGCCGGTCAGGGGGTCGCGCTCCGTGCCGCTGCCCCACCAGCCGAGCCGTTTCAACTCGGGCTCGAGGTCATCCATGAAGCTGCCCAGCGTGCCGCCGTTGGCCAGCGCACGGTCGAGCGCGCCCCGGATCGTCTCGAGCACGTCAGTCCGCATCGCCTTGGCGACAACGAAATTGCTCGCGTGCTCATTGCGCCAGACGTCGCGGAAATCGAACCGCGCATCGGGCGGGGCGAGGCCCTTGGAGCGAAAGAAGGACAGCGCATCCTCGGGGCGCAGGCGCTGCAGGTCGATCATGGGGCCACGGAGCCGGGCAGGGTGTCCGACCCGTCCGCCGCCTCGCTGTCATCCACCACGGCCCCCAGCTCACCCGCCAGACGCGCGGCGAAACTGGCCTCAGTCAAGAGGTCAGTCATCGCTTGTCCGTCGCTCGGTGCGGCCGCCAAGGCGTCGATACGGGCGCGCAGCGCCTCAAGCGTGGTGCCCGGTGCGATGCTGCCCAGAAGGGACGCGATATCTGCGAATAGCGGCTCGACGGCCGCCTCGGCATGTCCCTCGGCGATAATCTCGGCCGCAAGCGCATCGAGTGCGCTATCGTGGCGATGCTCGGCGAAACCGGCCTCCGGTGCGGCCTCCTCACCCGGCGGGGGGGTGTCCGGAGGTGCGGCACGCTCATACCCATCGCCATAGGTCTCCTGTACGCGGTCCTCGGACATGCGCCAGCCCATGCGATGCAGCTTCTCGTCGCGGTCCACGGCGGCGGTGGTGTCTTCCGGGTCCTCCATCTTGCGCCACACCTTTGGGGGCACAACGCCCGGGAAGTTGAACGCGGAGAGCTGCGCCACCGGTCCCTCGTTGAAGGATTGACAGACCAGATCCGCATCGGACTTCTTAACGGCATCACCGACGCCGTCATGCACCTCGGCCTGAGAGCGGCTGGAGCCGTCGTCCGTCGTCATGGTTTGCGACAGAACGATCTTCGAGATGGCGGCGTCCATCGCGTCGTGCAGCTTCTGGTAATCGAGTGAACTGGACCCTGACGGTGCCGACAGCAGATCGATATCCATGCCTTCGGGAATGATGATCCCCGCCTCGGAGCGGATTGCCATTACGGCCTCGAGCAGCGTCTTCTTCTCCTCTTCTGTGGCTTGCGCCGGATACTTGCCCCGTCCGGTCGGCATGCCGAACTTGTCGAGGGCGATCAGCCAGAGCTTGAGGCCGTTGCGTTTGAACCAGACCGGCCAATAGAGCCAATGCGCGAGGCCGAGGCCATAGGGCTCGTCGTCGTGATCCGCCCCGGTCGAGAAGACCCAGAACTTCTCGGGCGGCATCTCCTCGCCCATAAGCATGTTCGACATGGTCAGCAGGCGCAAGCCGCAGTCCTCGTCAAAGCGAAACCTGACACGGTCGCGCACGCGGATCTCCTCCCAGCCCCAGATTTGCCCGTCGCGCCGATACATCTGCTCGGCGACGGAATACCCATAGAAGAGCCCCCAGAGCATCTTCTCGGTCAGGCGGTCGAACTTCATGGCCGAAAGCTCGTCCCGCAGCCAGTCGGCCGCGCGTTTGCCTGCCACCGTGTCCTCGCCCGGCACCACTTCCCATTCCCGGCTGGTCACGGCCGAGATGCGCTGCGTCATCACCGATTTGACCTGCGGATCGGTCAGGATCGGTTTGTAGATATCAAAGCTGCCGCCGCCGCGCGTGCGCAGGATCGGATCGGTCGGCTCGAGCAGCGGGCCGATCCACGGCCGGGTGATGTCACGACCGTTCTGGATGCCCGAAAGCTCCATCGGGTTGCGCATCCGCACTGACCGCAGTCGCATCGTGCTGGTCTTCCTAGCCATCTCCGAACCCTCCGAAATCCAAACCGCCGCCGCCCCGGGCAAAGCCCATGCGTCGGCCACCCATGGTGCCTGTGAAGTCATCCGCACCGGACGTGGCGCGCCGCCCGGTCGATTGATATTCCATCGGCACCACGTCCTGATTGCTGGCGTACCAGGCGAGCGCGCTCGCGATGGCGCTGTCGCCGTGGCGGTCGAGACCGTCCGAGCCTTTGAAGCGAAAGTTCTCCGGCACGCGGATGATGCCGCCCGTGTATTGCAGCGCCTGGTGATCGCGCAGCACGTCCTCATGGGCGGGCAGCACGATGGTGCGATCCGAGAAGGCCTCGATATAGGGAGGCATCTCGAGCTCGTACCATTGCCGCGTGAAAGCCACCTCGACAATGCGCGACCCATAGCGTTGGGCTGCGACCTCGGCGAGGTAGGCGCCATTGCCGGTGCGGTCCATCGCCCCTTTTTGGAAGTTGGGCAGGCGGTCGAGCAGCCAGAAGAGCACGTCGCGCTGCTGGTCAAAGGGGATATTGCGCAGCTCGACGATGAGCTTGGTGCGCCGGGTGAGATCGACGCCCTGTTCGAGGATGATGATGTCGGTCGCGTCGCCCGAGCGCGCAAAGTCCTCGCCCATGAAATGCGGCCGGGTGCGATCGAGGGTTTCAAGCACCGGTTCAAGGTGGGTTCTACACCATGTTAAAGCGGCGGCCTTGCGCACGGCCTCATCGGCGTTTTTGAAGCTGTCGGGCTGCGTCCAGCGATGGAACGGGATGCCCTGCGCCATGCAAGCCTCGATCTGCACGCGGGTGAGGGCCGCGCCCTGCATCTCGGCGGGCTCCGCATCGAGCTCCTGACGCATGGCGGCCTCGCGCGCGCCGTAGGAGCGGCGGATGGTGCTCTCCCAGTCCGCTTCGGCCGCGGCACCCCAGACCTTGCCCTGCATCATGCAGACGCGCTTATAAAGCCCGTTGGTGACGGCATCGCCGAAGGTGTAGCGATGCACCTTGAAGCCGTTCTTGCCGGAGCGCGCTTCGCGGATCAGTTCGTTGAAGGCGTTAAGATAGCCGTTGTGGGTCGAGATGATCCGGACCTTGCCGCCCCAGATCAGCATCGCGTTGACGGCGTCGATCACCTCGCGCACATCCTTGTGGAAGGCCGCCTCGTCGATCACCACGGTGCCCTGAAGACCCCGGATGTTGGCCGGGTTGGAACTCAGCGCCTCAACCCGGAACCCGGAGGCAAAGCGCACCCGGTAGGCGTTGATGAACTTGGTGGTGCCATCGGGCTGTTGATCCTCGAAGAGAAACTCCTCGATGGGGTGGGCCGCCCCGGCAATCACCCGCGCGAAATGCGCCACATAGCCAATGGCCTCGCGGCCCTTGTCCTTGGTGTCGCCGATGTAAAAGCAGTTCTGCCCGCCCGCGCCGCGCGCGGCGGCGGCAATGAGCGCACAGCCCAGCATCTCGGCAAAGGTGATGCCGGTGCGGCGGCCCTTCTCGCAAACCTTGAGGTCGCTCTCGTCGGCCAACCAGGAGCGTTGATGCGCCATCAGGATGCCGTCGGCCAGCGGATCGAGGCTCTCGGGGATTTCCGAGCCGCGCGGCAACTCCTCGGGGAGCGCGTCCGGGTCGCGGGTGAGGACGGGGGCTGTCACGGGTTACCCTCCTCTATACTCCAACCGTTGCGGGCGAGCGATTTGAAGAGCAGCCGAGCAATGGTAAGGTCGAACGTAACCTTGAGGCCCGGACCTGAGCTTTTCTTCTGCACCGCGTCCTGAATTGCGGCATCCTCCGTCGAAACCCAGCTGCCGGTTTTGCCGTCCGGTCTTTTCCATCGATAGGCCATCAACAACGCGCCTCCCGGCGCAGGCGTTCTATACAAAGCCTTGCACGGACAAGGTCCGGATAGCCTTTGACCCTCCAGCCCGGACCCATTTCCAATCTCAAGAGCCGCCGATGAACGCCGCCGTACGTGCGGCCGTCTACCTTTGGTCCCTCCAGCATCGAACGGATCACCCACGCCGCGTCGCGGCAAACGCGCTCTATGTTACAATCACGCCCGGCCCAGTATTTGGCATGCGCGGCCATGTCGTTGGCGATTTGGGCGGGTGTGGCCATCAGCGCCGCTCCCGATGCTTGCGGACCAGCCGCCAGTTGTTCACGGCCACGCCGCCGGTGATCGCGGCGAGCAGCATGATCCAGCGCTCTTGACCCAGCCACGTCAGCAGAATGCCAGCAGCGAGTGCCACGCCGAGCTTGACGGCCCACCAATTGCCCGTCAGGCCCATGAGGCGGGCCATGAGCGGGTTGGCCTCGACCAGCCCGCCGCGCAGGGCGGCGCGCGTGGACGCCACGTCGGCGAATTGCGCCAGCAGATAAACAGCCCAGATGAAAACCAGTTCAGACATTATGCAACCTCCCAGTAGCCGTCGCGCAGCCAGCCGTGCCAGCCGCAACGCAGTTGATTGACCGACGGCGTGAGCGTCGGCTCGGACATGGACCCGTTCCAATCCCAGCTCGGGGTAGACGCGGGCTTGCCGCGCAGGCCGATAATGATCCGGGACGGACCGTCGCAGCCGCAGGGGCAGTAAAACCAGAGGGCCGCGCCGTCCGGGCCGCCTTGGGTCAGATCGATGTGGAAACTGCCCGGCAGTTTTTGGCGGCGGAACTCAGCCGGGTTGGGGAATTCAATGGCGCGGATCATGGACGCGCCTCGGCAATCCAGATCAGATAGGGCTGCTCCCGCCACCACGCGATGGTGCAGTGCACGCCCAGATGCGTGATGCGCTCCCTGCGCCCGAACAGAAATATTCGCACGCGGTGGGACAATGGGGCGCGACGCCAGTTGTGGTCACCCACCATCACTTTCCCACCGGTCGACAGATCCTTGTTCGGTATTCCCGCGAGGTCATCCAGTGCTGTCGGTATCAATTCATCCACCGCGCACCCCCAGAAACTCCCGGCGCAGCTTGCCGATGACGTCGCTCGAGAGCCCCAGCTCATCGCGGGCGCTGTCCAGCGCCTCGACGGCGTTCGCCCGCTCCTCGGCGGCGATGCGGGCGCGTTCCTTGACCAAGAGCTGCTCGCGGATCCCGGCGCTCGACATGATGTCCTTCATCATCTTGCCGAGGAAATGCAGCTCGCGCGGGTCGATGTCCTCGCCCTCCTTGCCCATCTGCGATTTGAGCACCTTGAAGGCGACGCTGGTCATCATCTGGAAGAGGACGCGGTGGCGGTCGGCCTCTTCCGATAGGTCATTGTCGGCCAGCCATTGTTGTGCCCAGGCTCCGGCTTCGTCCTGGAGCTTGACGAACTGCTCGTACTCCTGCCCGTAGGCATGCAGGGCGCTCTTGCCGATGCGCAGCTCGAGGCCTTCTTCCTCCAGCCAGAAATTGAGCTCATCCGTCAGCTCCTCGTAGCCGTGAAAGCCCTTTTCCTTCCACCAGCCGTGGAGCCGCGCGCGTAGCTCCGGCGGCAAGAGTTCGACCTTGCGAGGCGGGGGCATGTCAGAGCCTCCGCGCGCTTGGGCGCTGAACGTCCGGATGCGGCGCCTCACCGCGCGCAACCTCGATGCCGCGCCGGGTCGCCTCGGCAATGACAAAGTCGCCGTGATCGATCATCGTCACCATGCCGACTTCCTGCAGCCAGGCCAGCTCAGTCGTGACCTGGTCGAAGGTGGAACCGACACCCACGCCGTTCAGGACGTCGCGCAGGATCGAGGCGTTGGCGGTGTAGCCCGAGACCTGCTCGAGATGCCGCAGGATCGCCAGACGGCGGTGCTTGCGGAGGGTTGTCTGATAATCGCTCACTTCTTGCCTCCATCGAGCAGGTGTTGTTCGTGGCGTGTGACGATGATCTCCAGCCGCTCAGTGATTTTTGCGTTGCCTTCCATCACGGCTGCCATTTTCTCCATTGCTCCGGTCTGCTTGACCAGTTCGAGCTGCAGCGCGTGCATGTCATCCCGGCCCGGCATGCTGGAGATCGTCTGCTCAATCCGCGAGATCCGGCTTTCGTGCCTGTCCATGCGGTCGCGCCCGTCCTTCAGGTCCTTGTCGAGATCTTTGCGGCGCGTGGCGACGAAGGTGTAGAAAGCTACCAGCATCGGGAAAATGACGCCGGTCGCCTTCCAGAAGATATCCCAATCCATCATGCCGCGCGCTTCCAGTCATCAATTGCCGGATTGTCCGTCACTTCGATTGAAGCCAACGCGACTTCAGCATCTGGACCGGTATCGGCTGCTCCAGGACTATCGTGACGCAGCGCCCGCAATTGGGCGATGTTGCTCGCCACCTTAGGTGCCTGCGTGATGATCCTGGCGGCTTCCTTCTGCATCGAGACACCCCGGAACTTGTGAAGCTCGCGCGCGCCGAAGTAGAAGGCAACAATGGCCCCCATCAGCGCCCAGAGCGGTTCGGGCACAAGGGCGAGGCCGGTCATCCGCTCCGCAAACCAGATCGGGTCCGACATGGCAGACCAGAAGAGAAAAATGCAGCCAAAGGCCATGGCCGGGCGCGGCAGGCGGTTCAGACCGTCTACAAACTGGCCCCACGCGCCTTGTCCGCCGGTGAACTCGGCCGCCATCTGGCTCAGCGCCGCCTGCTGAAACGACGCCTCCCTTGCGTCCGCCTTTTCGGCATTGGGCCTAAAAACTTCTGCCGTCTCGGCGATGACATTGCGGCCGCCGCCAAACAGCGCGCCCAGAAATCGGATTAACCCCATGATGCTGTCCTTTGCTTGAATTGCGCGTCCGTCATCCGGTAGCGCGCCGACATGAATTCCTCGGCGCGCCTGATCCAGCCGCCTTTGCCGCCAGCGCGGGAGCGCGCGAACTTGCGGCTTGCGGGCCGCGCATCGGCGAGGCGGAAATAGTAATTGCGCCGCGCGACAGCGTAGGCGTCTGCGATGTGATCTGGGGCCGCGTCATGAGCGGCGCGCACCGCGCGCAGGGTGGCCGGACCGATTGCGCCATCCGCCGTCGCCGCAAAGCCCATCTCCGTTGCAAGGCGCTGCAGGATTTTCACGGCGTTGGACCCGGCATTGACCTGCATGTCGAAGACGCTTGCGTGCAGCACTTCGGGAAGGTCCGCGATGCGCGGCCGCACGAAGTAATGCTCGATGAAGATATCGACGGCGCGGGCGTGGGTCATGAGGCGCACATCGGCCACGTCCACGTCGCCGTCCCGGTCGAGATCAAGGCCGAGGCTGCGCATGGTGTGGATCGTGACGCCAAAATTGGTCGCCCCGCCGGGGTCGGCGGGGTCATTCACATAGCCGCCCTCACGGGCGACAATCTCTTCGGCAATGGTTCGGACTGTTTGCATGGGTGCCCCCTTTCCCGTCAGGATAAAGGGGGTGCCGCTGCTTATTCAGATGAAGCCCTTCGCATGACGGCCAGAAGAGGGGGCTCTTCCTCCTGTGCCAACTCCGCCTTGACCTGCAAAACACGGCGGGCGGTCACGCCGAAACGGTTGGCCAGTTCATTGACCGGCGTGTCCGGGGCGTCGCGCAGGGCCTGTCTCAGACCGTCTCGGGTCTGCGCCCGGATGGAGGGCACGTCCACGTAGTCACCAGCGTAGCGGTCGGAAATCCATCTGGCAATATCCGGCCCTCCGAGCGCCGTCAGCTGGCTTTTGGTCTTTGGCGTCCCGGGCACATAGAGGCGCATGCCGCCTGCACGGAGCAAGAAACGCTCGACCGGGGCATCGCCCAGATCGGCGCGCATCTCGTCGACCCAGAGAGGTTCATTCTCCATGGGGCACCTTCCTGCGCCGCCGCCCCGGAGGCGGCGTGTTCTGCCGTGTGACGGTCACAACGCAACCGCCCTCGATCCTGTAGACGAACCCGCCACTGATCACGCCGCAGGCACCGGCCTCGAGGCCCTCCTCCACAACGCGCCCGATCTCGCGGCGGAGCGCGTCGATATCCACGCCTTTGACCCGCTCGAGATAGCGGATCACGGCATGGACAGAGGCGGGGTGGCGTGGCTTTTTCACCGGCGGTGGTCCTCCCAATCGAAGTCGATGTTCTGCCGCTGGCCCCACGTTTTGAGGGCCTGAATGACGGCGTCGATCTGTTCCCACGCGCGCAGCATGTCGACATCAGCCGGGACCGATCCCCAGACGCTCCCGAACCGCGCCCGGATGAACTTGTTGAGCCCGGCGCGGGAGGGGTCGCGCAGCGCGCCGGACTGTCCGAGCTTGCGCCAGAGGACGTGGATCATGCGCAGATCGGCACGCGGTGCGGGCTTGTGGCGCGGGTTGCGGGGACGATCCTCGAACCCGGCCTGCTTCAGCCGGTTGACGATCAGCTTCAACTCGCCGTCGTTCATGTCGCGCAAAGACGCCTTGCCGGTGACGCTGACCTGCAAGTCGCGGCGGGCTTCGTCGTCGAGGCCCAACTGGCGGCAGGCCACGAAGATCAGCTGTTGCAGCGCGCGGTTCATGCCAGTGTCATCCCGAGCGCTTGCGCGTACATCTCGAGAACCGCCTGTTCCTCGGCGACGTCGTTGATGTCACGCTTGCGCAGGGCGATGATCTTGCGCATCACGGCGGTGTCGTAACCGCGCCCTTTGGCCTCTGCCATCAGCTCCTTTTGATGCTCCGTGAGGTCCTTCTTCTCAGATTCAAGCTGCTCCCACCGTTCGATGAACTGGCGCAGCTCTTCTGCAGTCACCCGATAGTTATCATCCTGAGAAGTCATTGCTCATTCCTCTATTGTGCTGGCCAACGTCGCGACGCAGACCGGTTCCACCTCGATTGAACACACGATCCGGCGCTCGCACTCAGGGCAGGTATGGGTGCCCCAGCTGACGTCTCCCAAATCGTGATAGCAACCCGGGCAGGTCCAATTGTCGTCCCTGCCCGGGTTGCGGCATTCCTCGGTAAAAGGCTCATAGCTCGGACGGCTCATAGCGAACTCTCCAAGTAACGGGTGACCGCGCCGAGCAACTGGTCGCGGTCTTCATCCTCGCCGGGCATCACCTCGATCAGGAGCCGCATCGCGTCGGCCAAAATCGCGAGGGTGTCGCCGCCCCTGATATTCCCGACCGGGCAAATCTTGCCCTCGCGCGCGGCCTCGATCAAATCGAAGGACGCGCTGGAGGTTTGTTCCGCTGCCGCAAGCAGCTTGTTGACGGTGTCGTCCATCTCTCAGAACCTCGACTGAAGAGCCAAGACGACGAGTGCCGTGCCCAGCAGGCTGAAAAATGGCGCGGCAATGGAGGTCGCCTTCGCCTTATCTAACTCGCCCTTGTCAAGCTGCTGGCCGCACAATGCGGCGACCATCAGCGCCAGCAGATGAAAGACGACCCCAGCCACAATGATTAGAACGGCGCTCATACCCTCACACCTTCGCCAGATCGAGAACCACGGTCTGCCATGGCGCTTCGGTGTTGGGGCGGTGCTTCACGCGCACATAGGTGGCCTTGCCAACCACGCGCATGGCGTCGCGGATGGCGTCCATCGCCCGGTTCCAGCGGGCATCGGCGATGTCGAGGCGCAGCAGCATGAAGATCTCGGCGCGGTTGATCTGGCCTTCCTTGTCGGTGTTGAAGGCGCGCGTCACGATGGCCTGAATTTCCGGGCGGCTGTCGGCGGCCCACTCATTGAGGCATTCGTCGATCAGGCCCTTGGCGATCTGCAACTCGGGGCCGAAGTCAACGCGGTCCTGTACCTGCACCTGCACCTGATAGAGCCCGTCATAGGTGGACAGCGTCTTGTTGCCTTTGGCCCCGCCCACGGTCGTATCGTACTCTTGCGCGAGGATCGCCTCGAAGTCCGAGATGTCGTCGAAGGTGTGCTCCTTGAAGCGCTTGAGCTGGTCACTCAGCGCCAGCGCATATCCGGCGATCTTGCGCACCTGCTCATCCATCAGCTGGTCTTGCGCGCGCACGAGATCGAGCGGCACCTCGCGGCCCTTGGCGTCGACCATCTTGCGGCGGCCGTTCTCCTCGATGATGCCCGACGGCACCGGGCGGGGGGTGAATTCAGACATTTTACTCTCCTGTTGAAGGGGGTGTTGAAAGGAGGCTTGGACCCACGCCGTGGAGCGCGCAGACGGCGGCCATGGCGGCGATCTCGTCCATCGAGCAGAGCGTACTGCCGCGCGGGCCAAGCAGGTCCACCTTGGCCACTCCCGAGGCTGCAAGGCGCAGCATCTCGTCGGGGCTCCAGCGGTTGAGTTCGGGGGCGTTCATGCGTCGGTCTCCTTGTCGTCGAGAACGGCGTCGATCAGATTGTCGCGTGCGGCGCGGTCGAGGATGTCGCGCGCCAGCACGCCCACGGTCACGCCGCGCAGATCGGCGTGCACCTTGAGCAGGTCGCGCAAATCCTCGGCCACGCCCGTGGCGCAAATCTTGCGGCGTGCGGGCAGGGGGCCGGAACGGGCGGGTGCCACGTTCACGCCGCGCTTGCGCCAGTAGCTCAGTCGACACGAGACGGCATTGGGGGACATGCCGGTCAACTCGGCGATCTCGCAGGGGCGCTTGCCACGCCGCGCCATGTCCAGCATCGCCGGAAGAAGGAGGCTATGCTTCTGCATCGTCGTCCCCCATGTGGACCGGGCACCGGTTGCAGGCGCGGTACATAGTGACGGTCTGCGAGTTGACGTTCTCGAAATGACGCGCCTTGCCGCGCCATTTGCGGCAGACCTGTAGCCCGATTTCGCCCTGGACGGGGCAGGCAACGGTCGCCTTCATGAAATGCCCGCGCACGAGATCCTCAACGAGGCTCGTATCCGCCTGATAGCGGTTGCGCAGGATGCTCGAGACCAGCGACGCACTGCGCTCCATCCGCCGCGCCACCTTGTTCTGGCTATCCCGGTCGCAGGCCTCGGCCAGAGCGGCCACCCAGTCGGGCAAGGCCTCGCCCCAGAACTCGCGGGCGGTGTCCAGCGCGCTCATGCCGCACCGCCTTTCGCCGGGCTGAAATCGCCCGTGTTGGGATCAAGGATGCCCGCCAATCGCACGGGCTTGGGGGCACGTGGGCCAGTATCCTCGATTATCTGGTAGAGCGCCTCACGACGGCCGGGGATGGCCGTCTGGCGTACCTTCAGGTGGTTGGAGGCCAGTAGCTGGCGGCAATAGGCACGGGCCTTCTCGACAGTGACCTCGACGCCCCCGGCATTGGCATGGGCCGCCACATCGGTCGGGTTGAAATGGCGCAGATGGCGCATGGCCCGCCACATGTTGCCCTCGGGCGTGGCCTCGCCTGTAACCGGCTGTGGGCCGGGCTGGGGCATATGGGCCGGGGCATACCAGCGCTTGCCATTACGCGCGATCCGCGTCACGCGGATCTGGCCTGCGTCCATCCAGTGGCGGATATAGCGGACGGCGGTCTCGCGGCTGCACCCGCGCCGGGCCACCTCGGCCCAGTCGAACTCCTCGAGGCCTTTCACCTCTGCCCACATCTGCGCAAAGAGGTCGCTCATGCGCGCACCGCCTTTCCGCCCGGCCCAAGCGGCACGACCGTATCCGGACCACGCGCCGCCGCCGGGCGGAAATCATCGACGCGACGTACTGCCGGAGGCTGGCCTGTCTCGAAGACCCGGTTGCCCCATAGATCAAGATCCGCCAACCGGCGACCCCGCCCGTGGGCGAGTTCCTTGGCACGTGCGAGGTTGATCGCCACGCGACGGATCGAGCCGCCCGAGGCGTCAACGATGGAGGTCAGAAGATCGTCCGCGACGTCGATGCCGGCCGCATAGATCGAGGCCAGCTTCTGCGCGTCGCTGATATTGCAGGCAAGAGCGGGCTCCCATGCAAGTTGCCGGTTGTGAATGTTCTCCCAGCGGGTCAAATCCTGCGGCAACTTTTCCTCACCGACCAGAATAATCGGGGCCTGACTGCTCTCGTAGATGTCGCGGGCAAGCTCGATCATCCGCTTGCGCAGGAGATATTGCGCGTCATCGATGATGAGCGGCCGGTCGGTCCGGGCGAGCTGCGCGCCGATGGCGTCCACCATCGCGGGCACGCCGCGCACCGGCGTAAGGCCAATCTCCCGCAAAACTGCCTGCGCGAAATACGTCGGTGTCCAGCAGTCTTTGACCTGGACAACATGGGCCTGATACTCGTTGGCCGCGACCGTCACGGCGGTAGTCTTGCCCCAGCCGGAGGGGCCGTAGAACGTGGCCATGCCGGGCAGACCAAAGGCGCGGGTCTGAACTCGTTCGACCAGGCCAATCAGCGCCGCGACATTCCGCAGGGGCGCAATAGAGGGTGTCATTCTGCTCTCCTTTTCTTCTTATTCTTGGGTGCCAAAGAGACGCGCCATGCGTAGTTTGGCGCGATAGTCTGAACTCTGCTGATAGTCGGCCAGCCAGTCGGCCTGCGCCTGTGTCAGCGCCTCTCCGTCCGCCTGTGCGCGCTCAAGGACGCGGGCGCGGGCGAACATGATTTCGGGATCGTCGTCGGCGGGCTCGGCGGGCCGCACGCGGTGCTCCTCAAGCCGCATCACGCGGGCCTCGATCTCGGCCAGATGCTCGACCTCCTCGGCACTTTGAGCGCGCCGACGCCGCTTGGGTGCGGCGGCGTGCGGCGTCACCAGCTGATGAACTTGCGCTTCTGGCAAGGGTTCACTGGCTGCGAGGCCAGAGGCCGCACGCACCCGCGCTGCCACCTCGGCTGCCGTCAACTCGCGCGCAGCCTTGGCCTCGGCCTTCTGTGCCTTCGCCCACGCCCCGCGCTTGCGCGCATGGTCGCGTGCGGCTTCGACGTCGATGAATTTGGCGGCCTCGAGACAGGCGGCATGGCCCAAATAGCGGCCCGTGAGATCATAGACCTCGAGCCCGGCTCCCAAATCATCCGCGTCGAACCGCGCAACCACCTTTTCGCCTGCGATCCGGTACATCCACTCTGACCAGTATTCCGTGTCATAGAGCTTCAGCGCGCCGTTTCCGGTCTTGGCCCGCACGCCCTCGGCGCGCAGGAGCCACATGCGCAGCTGTTCGTCCGTCGCGCGCTTGACTGTCGCCTTGGCATAGCCCGCGTTGAACACCTCATTGAACGAGCGTCCCATGGCCACTTCACTGCGCCGCCCGGGCCGGGCGTTGTGATGCTCGAGCTCATCCTCCAATACGAGGCGGAACTCGTCGAGCGGGACGGCGCGGGAGCCATAGTCCTCCGGTTTGGCTTCCGGTCTGTTGCCGGTATAGGCCCCGTCAAAGGCCGGGTGCTTGGCCACCCGGTCGCAGAGATCGCGAAACGCGCGCTCGATGGGCTTGGATTGCCCCGAATAGGGCGTGGCCCAATGGATTTCGACACCTAGGAGCGGAAGGAGGCCGGGGATATCTTCGTCGGTGATCTTGAACCGAAACCGGGTCGGCGTGCCGCCCGTCATCGCCTTGGCGGCGAATTCCCGGCCGTTGTCGATCAGAACCGACTGCGGGATGCCATAGGTCCGGATCAGATCGCCGGTCACCAGCTGCACGGTGTGGCTGTTGGCCGTCGGGGATAGTCGCCACGCCAAGAGTTTGCCGGAATAGACGTCCGACCAGACCATCATCTGCGGGCGCACGGGCTTGTCGTAGCCGGGCCAGTCCACGAAGACGTCGAACTTGTGATAGTCGCCCTGCACGCATTCGAGCGGGGTCATGAATGCCTTGCTGCGGACCTGCGCGGGATAGAGGCGGCGCAATGCCTCTTCGCCCCTGCGCAAGTAGATTTCAGTGGGGGCCGATACGCTGGACTTGAGCCAGCGCCGCACCTGATGCAGCGGCGGCACGACACTGTTGCGTCGCTCGGACGTCCAGACGCGCACTGCACGGTCATAGCAGCTTGTGAGAGAGGGCTGGGACGGGCGCAGCCAGTCACTGCGCACGAGCGCCAGAAAGGCCGGGTCTGTATCCAGTCGGGATCCTTGTGCCCGCCGCAACGCCCGCCCGTCGATCAGATAGGCCAGCCGGTCGGCGCGTGCGACGCCCTCGATGTGCGAGAGATAATTCCAGAGCGATTTCTCGGCGCGTCCCGACTTGCGTGCGACCTCCCGCACCGCCGCCGACCGTGTCAGCCCGGCCCCTTCCAGTAACTCGACCTCGGCGATGGCTGCCAGCCGCGCCTCGGCTTCAGCGCGGGCCTTGTCACCCGCCGCCGCATATCGATCCCATGCCGCGTCTTGCCCCTGCTGAACGGGTGCGGTTTTGACCAGGCTGGAACTTAGCCGCATGCGGGCGCGCAATGGCAGAACGCTCCAGTGATATTCGATGCCGCCGCCTACCCCCTTGCGCCGCCGGGCCTTCCCCGCGTGTCGCGCCCAGCCATCACGCTGTGCCAGTTCGTTGATCTTGCGCTTTGTGCTCGGGAGATCCGGAAGCCCGGCCTCCGCCAGCTCTGCCGCGCTCCACCATTCCTGCGCAGGGGCCGGGCCTGTCATGCTGCATCCCCTTGGTCAAGTTCCCCGAACAGCGTCGCAACCTCCGCGCCGCGCTCCTCCAGAAACGCCATGCGCTCGCGCTTGCCCGCGCGGTCCCATGCGTCCAAGAGGCGTGACAGGGTTGCGTCCTTGGGACTTGCCGGGGCCGGGGCTTCGCCCCGTGCAACACGGTAAGCCTTACGGGCAGCGTTGACTGTCTTTGCCTCCCCGGAAGAGAGCGCCTTCATGACTTCGCTACGTTCTCCAGGATCAGAAATCTTGCCGATTTCTGCTATATCCTTGTATCCGAGGTATTGGGGTGCCAACTGGATTGCACGAACTTCATCCGCCTCCAGAGCCTTCACAGCCCTGATCTGACGCCGAACCGTGCTCTCATCCTGTCCCGTCATTTGCCCGACTTTCACGGCGAAAGATACGACGGGCATCGTGCCCGTCGTATCCCACCGCTTGGCAACAAGAGCCTCACCAATCGCCGCGCGGGCTTCGGGGTGCTTCTTTTCGTACGCCTCTTTGTACTCCAGCAGAAAGACCGCGCGATCTATCGGCTTCATCTCAGCACGGGCCAGATTGCGCTCGATCTCCATAAGGCGGGCATCGGCGTCCGTCCCGTCGTAGACAGACGCAAGGATCGTGACGTTCCCGAGCCGCTTTGCGACCTCAATCCGATGCGCGCCGTCAATAAGGCGATAGACTACGGTGCCTTTGCGTCGTACGCGGCGCACATCAATCGGATCGGTGGTAGAGCCACCTTCGTCGATTGTCATGAGGATGGCCGAGATACCAACCTCGTCTACAGGACGCAGCCGGTCCTCTATGACGATTTCAGCAACAGCCATCTCCCGTGTCTCGATCAGGCGCATTTCACTCATTGTCGAGCGCCTTTTCGAGGGCCTCTAGTATCCCCTTAAGCGCTTCGATATCGCTCTTGATCAGGAAAACCGGCACGTCTGGGAGGGCCATGTACAAGGGGTCCCCGTTCGCCAGCTGGCGCGCAACGAACCTGATCGCATTGGCCTTTTCCAAGGCAAGCTGAGCGAGATTGTCAAATTTGTGCAATTTGTCTGTTTTGGTCATTCTGGGGCCTTCGTCATTGTGTACCGGCAGATCAGCCGGTCGCCTTTCCGTTCGCGGGTGCAGAGGATTTCCGCCCCGTTCGCGCGCAGTTCAGAAATGCAACTGTTCACCGCCACCACATGCGCCCGGCGCACGATCTCGCGCGTGGTATGCGGGCGACCGTCCTTGAGGACGGCCAGAACCCGTTGCAGGCGGGGCGAGGTGAGCGGCGCGTGGTGCATCAGCAGCCCAGCATCTGAGCATCGAGCCCGGCGCAACCGGAACGGCAGTTGCCACACATGCGGTGCCCCAGCCCCGTCGACCAGAACTCGGTGCCGCAGGTGAGGCAAGGACGGTTGCGGGCGTGCTGTGACTTAACCGCCTCGACGTCCATCCGGTCTTGGGCGCGCAGGGCGATATCGCGGTTGCTGAACGTGCCGGACACGCGCTCCTTGCCGTCGAAAACGGCGTAGCCGCGGCCCGTTTTTTGAACATGCAGGCTCATGCGATCACCCTCCAAAGCACGCGACGCCGAAGAGCAGGACGAACAGCGCCAGCACTCCCACCACATCGCCGATGACAGAAAAAGCACCCCGGCCGGAGCAAGCAGACTGGGCACAGCCGGGGCGCAGGTACCGCGCAGCGCACAGGCCAGCACGCGCGCGGATCTTGGAAACGGGTTTGAACAGGGGTTTCAACGATGCACCCTCCGCAGGTCATTTTCCCGCATGAACGCTTCCTTGCGGATCGACAGGTGATGATCCTCTGCCAAGCGGCTCAGGCGCATCAACGGCAGCGCACAGCAGGGCTCGTCGATGTCGCGTACCAGCTGCAAGGCCAGCGCCACACGCTGCACTTGCGGGATGGCCGCGATCTCGGCCTGCAACTGGCCCGCGTCGGGGATCAGATCGGAAATCCGCATCGCATTAATCCTGTGTTGAAGGGGGTGTTTCAGGGGCGGCGTCTCGGCTCAGCACCCCATAGGACAGGCCGAAAGCGACCACGGCCCAGAAGACGAACGCGAGCATCATAGCGATAGCAAGGCCGCTGCCCGGAGGAAGGTTGCGTTCGGGGTCGCGCACTTCGCGTAGTCGCCCACGCATGCCACGGCCTAGCTTGATACCGCTCATGCGGCGTCCTCCCGCCGCATGCGGTCGGCATAGAGCCGCGCAAAGGTCTCCTCGCCCACCTCGTCAAGCATCTTTTGGCGCAGGGCGCGGGCCTTGGTCCCGTTCCATCCGCCGGTGGCAGCGCTCTTGGCATTGGTCGGCGTCACCCCATGCGGCACGCACCAATCCTTCAGGTTGGTGCCGATCACCCGCAGATACCCTAGGAACACGTCATAGAAGACGGGTCCCGGCTGGATTGTTGTGACTTTTTCTGTCATATGCTTTTTCCCTAGTAGGTCACAAAATGACCGTATTTCACGTTCAAGCTTAGTTTTGAACGTGAAATACGTTCATGTCAATAGGTTTTATCAGAATGTCAGCGGATCCCGGTAAAAGGCTTGCGCTCTGGAGAAAGAAGCAGGGGCTGTCCCAACGCGCCCTTGGTTCTACGATGGAGGTGAGCCAAGGATATATTGGTGATATCGAAGCCGGACGGAGCGAACCGTCGCGCAACTTCCTGATCCGGCTGCAAGGGCGCTTTGGCCTGCGAGCCGATTACATTCTCTATGGCGAAGGCGACCCCGTCGCCGCCGAACCGCCACCGCCAACGCGCGCGCGCCTCGATCCGATGATCCTGATGATCTGCGGAACGGAAGTCCGCAAGGTCTACGCCGATCTCGGCCTCGACCTTCCTAGCGATACGCATTTTAAGGAAGGCGTATGGTTCTACAACGAGCTGCTCTCGCGCATGGAAAATCCCGAGGACGGCGACGAGCTAGAGGCTCTGCTGCCGGACATCCGGCAACTGCTTAAAACCCGCCTGCACAATTCCGTTGATCCCTAAGTCGTATCCTGGGCGACATTGCCTGACCGGCACATGCGTGGTAGGCCACAACGATAAACTTGGAGGTTTCAACGTGCGAACGCTTCTATGCCGTGCCGCTCTTACGGCGATGTTTGTGGCCGCCGCCCCGTACTCTGCGTCGGCGCAAGTTAGCCATCAAGACTATGAGGGCGACTGCCAACTTGTATTTCTCGTGGCCCGCGTTGCAATCGGTAGTAGCCAGTACGGGCTGGTGTCTCTCGAAGAGACTTTACAAGAATACACCAGCCCAAGTGTTTTTCGTACTGCGTCGCAGCGTTCAGTTTATGAACGGATTATCCGCGATGCCTATGGCCGCCCCATAATGGTTAAGGGAGGCACGATGCCAACTGATGTCTATCGTGAAGTGATCGACGGATTTGCGTCAGACTGGGCCGGGTCGTGTGAACGCGGTGAGCTTCATGCGCGTTGAAGAACCTACCTTTTAGCGTTCCTTAGGCCTAGAAAAACCGTCCCACTTCTATTCTCCGTTTATCCTACTTCAGAAATCTCTATGTATTTGATTTCATTAGCGGAAACATGGAAGTGGGACGGCAAATTAGAACTGGGCGGACTTGGTCCCAGTTCCGGACGTGCCGGGGGCCGTTAAATGCCCCCTTAAACACCCCTCTCAGAGCCGTTTGAACCATATTTCAATAGGGTTTCGCACATTTTGCGCTTCGCAGTTCGCAGTGGCCCCGAAAACGCCAACATCGCCGTTTTCGCCCGCTTCTCGCACTTTACTGCAAACTTCACCCATGCCAACCGCAGCCCCGCGTCCGCGCAGAAATATGCCTTATTTCATTGACCTATCCGGCTTCATCCCGCCTCATTCTGGGTCTTCCGGCATGACTGTAAACTAGAGTGTAACCCTACAACTGTTGTAGCGTGACAGCGAAGTTTGCAGTGAATTACAGTGAAGTTTACAGCAACGGGGTTTTTAGAAATTGGTGACTGTGACGTCCGGCCCAAAGCGACCGTTCGTCGATCAACCCAGATGCTGCGACCCGGAACGTCACACCGGACATTCGCCGAGAGTGTAAAACCGAGCCTATCGCGCCCCAGATCTATTTCTAATTTTCAACGCGCTCCAACGGGCGAACCTGTGTGCGAAACTCATGAGCGGTGACTGCAACGCTAGCGACACTAAAAACGGATACTCGTATGCAATTTGCCGCTTCGGTATCGAAGAGGGCCAAGTTCTTTCCCGTCCCCACAGAACTCGTATAAAGTACACCGTCAAATCCTTTTTTCTTTATAAACTCGCAGAGATATTGACTTGGAACGTAGTCAGTTGCGGCGCTGCGGGGCAGCACCGGACGAGTGAGTTCGTGGCCCAGACTTTCTAGGAACGGCAAGTCTGCCCTAAGCTGAACAATCTCATCGGAAGATCCACAGATAAAAGGAGAGACGAGTGTCTTAGGTGATCGTAAATCGACGATTGTAAGTCCTTCACGCAGCTCAAATTCTGCAACGGTCGCGAATTCACCCGTATGAGGGCGTATTTCCGAAATCGCTGTGTTCTCATCAGATGCAAGATAGAGATACGGAATGCCTGCGGGGTTGGCTCTTCCGTGGGAAGCGGAACCTTTTGGTGGCGCTCCCATCGATTGGGCATCGAAAGGCTGATTATCAGGCGAGATCCTGGCTCGAAACCAGATCTTTTCTAGCGGTGCTGAAAGCAAGAACTCGAGCAAAAGCTTCAACCGTTCTTCCTTAATTTTTTCGTCTAGAAAATACCTATTCTTGAAGCGAAGTTCTTGACGAAGTTCAAGCCAATCACCGACCTTAGAGTCATCCGGCGCGGTCAAGGGTCTAAACGACTTTCGAACGATCTCTCCATCATCTAAAATATCGGAAAGTAGTTCTTTGGCGTGTGCTTCGTCCATTTTGGCATGAGAGAAAAGCCCCCAGTCCTTTTTGAAGTTTGCCACAAGACTTACACCGCCTTCAGCTTCTTCATAAGATTCGACTAGCAGCTCAAAAACATCAGAAAGCTCCGACGGTTCAACAAGTTTGTCCGAAGGGTCTCCGCAATAATTACAATCCCCTTTCGCCAATTCTGTAGCCAGAAATTGAAACAGGTGTTTTTCGAGTCCACGGTCCCCAAAACAGTTTGGGCAGCATTTATTTGGCATCAATTCGCCTCAGAAAAATAGTCTGCCAGTGTCTCAATGTGATGGATCATCGAAAGTTTTTTAACCTGACCCAGCCCTGGAAAGTGTTGTTTTGCATGCAACTCTAGGAACTCAGATAAAGCCTTACCATGAAACAGGTTTGATGTTCCGTGATTGAACTTCGTGACCAGCTTAGAGAGCGCTTCTGCGAACTTTCCAGCAGGATCCGTTGGAGTGCTATTTGAATCTGACACAAAATGGCGCACGTACATCTGATCGTCTTTGTCTGGATCAATGAACGTCATGTGAATGGCGACGGCATAAGCAGGTCCACCTGTCTCACTATAGTCATCCCCGACAGTTAGGAAGTCTCCAAAACCATTCAAACCCAACTCGGAATTAAATGTTACATGCAAATCTGAAAAAAGCTCAACAGCAGGATAACTAGCATTCCGCTGTTTGTTGAATCCATCCCGAAGCAGCACTCGAGAAGCACTGCTGAACTTCTTTCGGTATAATACAGGGCTAGCCTGTTCGATGAAGACATGTCGTGTATGACTGAGCTCGTCCCCAAGTTTTTCTGCGAGGCCGTTTTCCTGCAGAAAGCCCGAGTGAATAAAATACGGCCTATGATTTGTATGAGCTTCAAAAAGCGTCATGGCATCTATTACCGTCATCGTATCCGTCAATAAGATGCCAGCGCTTACGTTGTCGGTCTCAAGATAGCCTTCCTTGAGAAAAGTCGATATTGCGGCTCCATTTCCAGCTAAGCTTCCATGTTGAGGATTCACTATTACGATCGCATGCCCACCGCTTTCACAAACCGCGTCAAGCGCACGGGTCAACCCCTTCAGTGCTTCTTTTACGGGTTCAATTATGGGTATGAAACCAGCCTTCGCCAGCAATTCTGCGGTATCTCGAATAGTGATGAGCTCAAATTGCTTACCGCGAAAGTATGGAAAGTACATTTAACATCCTAACTCCAAAATATTGATTGTTCGATTGGAGTTTTAATGGCTTGCACCAGTTTTGCCCCGTCACTTAGCCTTAAGTTGTACATCAATGCGGCGGCATGCAACGATAAAGGTAGATCTTCGACGAGTCTCTGGAAAGAATGTTGTGTTCGGCTCTGCCTGAGCACCTGAACCATTGCGTCATGGACTTCTCTTGGATCAAGGCGTTCGTAGAGTTCTGAAAGCGCGCTAAACATCTGAGTGTTTGGCACGGAAGGTACAGGCTTGCCTATGTGTTTGAGAATACGAATTGCCTCAGTTCTTCGAAGAGCCCCCAGAATGCTGAGTGGTTTAACTTCGTCTGGCCGATCGACGGCTTCTCTAACTGTGCTTATGCTATTCCATCTTTTCAGATACATAACGCCTACGTGAAGCGGCGCGAGCTCTTTTATCGCGTTGATGTGACGTTCTGAAGCAATTACATACGTACGAGCAAATATATCGGCGTAGTCTTCTAGTTGTTTCTCAAGTCTCTGGAGACTGTCACGTTCGGATTTAACCTCATAGACTGTAGATGTGCCGTTCAATATGACAACATCCGCTCTGCTAGCTCCAGTTCGAAACTCTCTCACCATACTGGCTGTTTTCAGGGAATGTTTACCTAAGAGCACGTTTTGAACTATAGCCGACTGATAAATGTATTCATTTCGGAGGCCACTTCGGCGTAATTGAGCGAAGCCAAAGTCAAACGCGTCACCGACGGTGCGAACTTCTTGAAGTTCGAATAGTTCAGCTTGATTTACCAACGAGCTAAACTTGGCAGAGCTGCCTTTTTCAGCAAGTTCTCTAACAACGCCGGCCGAAAAAAGGCGAGCAATCGCCGCATCCTTGTGGTGGTCGCGAGTTCTATCTGTGTACATTGGTCGAATTCGCCGCTGCCTTTTCGGGGGACCCTAAACCAAATTTGACCGTTGCACATCAGAAAAACGTCGCGACTGATTGCTCATCAAGTCCAAGTCGAGGGCCAATCGCTGGCCCAACACGAAGGCATAAGAGATTGGCCAAATGAATATCCGCCTAGAAACTATGGTTTTCAGGCCTCGCACCCATAGCGAACTTCCGCTTTCCGCCCTTCCTGCTCGTGCTGCGTCGGCTAGCTGGGAGTTTGATCTCGATCGGCTACCGCCTGACACCGATCATTGGGAAGGAACATGAGGGGCTGTTTCAACGCCCCTTTAACACCCCCCTCACTCGACATACCGAAAGCCCTGCACCGCGCGGAAATGCCCGCCGTAGCCGCTCCCGGCGGGTTTGAGGCCTTTGCGTGCCCGGGCGGCGGCGAGGGTCTTCATGCTGCGTTCCTTGGCCTCGGCATAGAGGATGGCCGAAACCTGTGCCCAGAGGGGATCGCGGCGCAGGGCGGCGGCGAGGCCGGGATGCGAGGTGTGAAACAGCATCGGCATCGGTTTGTCGTAGCGGTTCACGCCGCGCCGCCAGAGCGCGCAAACCTCGTTGAGAAAGCGCAGCCCCAGCCCCGCGCCCTGCCACTCAGGCATGACGACAAGGCGGCAGGCGCGGCCTTCGACCAGCCCCGGCCGGGTCGAGACGGCCAGATGCGCCACCGGTGCGCCGTCGACGAAGCCCACGTAGTAATTGGCCGCGATCATGCGGGGCAGCTTCAGGTAGTGATGCGGCTCAAAGGCGGGCCAGAAGGAGCCGTCTGTCTGGTGAATGTCCATGGCAATGCGGGGTGCCCGTCGAAGACGCCTCCAGCGAAACTCGGCCCGGCGGGTGTCGATCACCCAATCGGGCTGCAACCAGGACACGACGTCCTCGTGACAGGTGACGGCGACGAACTGGCCAGAGCCCCGCCGCCATGCCTTGGCAAAGGCTGCCGCCCCGATCTGGGCCACGCGCCGGTCAATGGTCGAGGTGAACTCGTCGAGAATGGCAAAGCTCGGCCGCTCGGCCAGAATGCGCGCGAGCTCGGCCCGGAACTGCTCGCCGGTGGAGAGGTGGGGATAGGGGCGCAGCCAGCTGGGCACCGTGCCGAGGCCCACGGCGGAGAGGGCGGCCGCGACGGCGTCGAATTCGCCCTCGGGGTCAATCGCGTCGATCAGCGCGCCCTCGGGCCACGGGCGCGGGTCAAGCTCCGCTCCGAAGGCTTCGCGGGCGAGCGAGGATTTCCCGCTGCCAGAGGGGCCGACGATGAGGCCTATCTGCCAGGGCTGTGCTGCCAGATCGGCCTCGACCTCGATGCGGAAATCCGCGTCGCCCTCGACGTTGAAGAGGCTGGAGACCCGGGCGGCGCGGTAGGTATCCGGGATGGGGCTGGCGTGGTGGATGGCGAGCTTCATGTGACCACCACGCGGCATTTGAAGCCTTGGCGGCGCAACCGGCCGAAGGCGTTGATTTGAGCCACCTCGTCCTCGAGGAGGACGATGACGCCATATTGCCGCCGGTAGCGGACGCCTTTGGGCAGGCCCGGCGCACCGGGCGGCAGCTCAGGTTTCGGGAGTGTGGTCGATCTGGTCAAGTTTGGCTCCTTCTCTCTGCGCATCGCGCGTTTGGGGAAGGGCTCTTGGCCTCAGGATATTCATCGCCCGGCAGCGCGGGCATTTGATCGAGACGCCGGATATTTGCGCCCCTCTCTGATATTTAAATAGCAAACGGCTGCATGCGCAGCAACGCAGTTCTAGACCTTCCAAATCGAATCGCCTCATAGTCCCGCCGCCCCCTTGGGGCAGGGAGCGGCCATGAGGTGTTTCTGGTCGGCGGGGGTATGTTTGGTGACTGGCCCCGCGTGCCCGGGCGTGCCCTCCAGCACGCTCGGGGCCTCCTGTAGGGCGGCCGCTCACGGCCACCGGGTAATCCCCACACATTGGGGGATGTCTTCAGATCGACCGGGCGACTGTCAGGCGCGCCGCATAGGTTTCCGTCTTGCCGCCTTTCGAGGCGCGCAGCTGGACCTCGTAGAGCCCCGCCGCAAATGTCTCCGCAGGCCAGAACACGCGCACCACGCCGGCCATGCCGTCCAGGACACTCACCCCCAAGGGGATGGTGGGGCCAGCGCCGAGCGCCCATGCCTCTACAGCGGCCCCGCTGAGATCGGGCGCGGTGCTGTCCTTCCTGAGAAAGGTGATGACGGCGGAATAGGTGTTTTTCTCGAAGGTCTTCATCTCGTCCATCAGTCTCTCCATTCGGCCACAAAACGTGGCTCATCCCAAAGAGCGGTAAAGCGTGGTTCATCCCAGAGCGCCGTTGCCCTGAAATCCACCACCCGGCTTGTGTCAGCGGGTGCGGCCTCTGACCCGGATGTGCCTCCCGAGACCGCAGACCGGGCCGCGATCAGCGTGGGTTCGGCTGTGAGGCCGGACACACCGCCAGCGTTGGCCGCGCGCAGTGTGACTGCGGCGGGTATGGCCTCTGCCCCTGACAGCCCTCCTGACGCCGCCGCCTTGACGCTGACATGCACGGCCATGGCCCCGGTGCCAGAGACCCCGCCGCTGGAGGCGCTGCGCGTCTGCACACGGACCGCCATAGCCTCAGACCCAGATGCGCCTCCTGACGTGGCGCCGCGGCTTGTTTGAGTGCCCGCCTGGGGCAAGGCCTCGGATCCCGACGCGCCGCCGCTTGATGCCCCGCGCAGCGCGACCTGCACAGGGGCCGCAGGCGAGCCCGACGCGCCGCCGCCCGGTGCGCTGCGCGTGGCGATCCGGACAGGGCTTGCAGACGCGCCAGAGGTGCCGCCGGATGCGCCAGCGCGACCCGAGACGAGAGTGGCTGCCGCGTCGGCACCAGATGTTCCGCCGGAGGTCGCAGCGCGGCCCTGCACGATAACGGGGGCCGCCGTAGCTCCCGATGTGCCGCCGTTCGATGCGGTTCGTGAGAGCACGGAGACAGGAGCGGCGTTCAGACCCGAGGTGCCGCCACTCGATGCGGCGCGCTCAGAAACAACCGTCCCACCGCCACTAGGGATTTCCTCGATATACTTGTTGCGAAGATAGGCGTTCGTCTCAGCCAACTGCGCCGGATTATGCGCCCCGGCATAGATCAAAACAGCGGCACAATCCATGAAGGCACCGCTGTTGTTGCTGAGTTTGTAATTGATATAGAGGCGTTCCAGTACCGTGTTGAGCGTGGCCGGGGTGCCGCCCATCAGGTTCACGTTGTCGATGAACCCTTCAACATCTTCCCCGTCAAAAGTGACCGCTAGCACATGCCAAAGGTCATCGTTGAAACTATCGACCGACGCATAGCTGGCCGCCCAGAAGTCGGTGAGCACTTTTTCAGTGCCGCTCATCACCATACCGAATGCCTGGCGCGTAGAGGGATTGCCATACATCACGCCGTTGAAGTTACCGGCGTTCACTTGGTTAGGATAACGGGCAACGATGTACATCGTACGAGGCTCCGCCCCGTCTGGCAGATCGTGGTCGTATAAGGTGTCATTCCCAAGTCCGTCAATGCTACCGACAAACTGAAAATAACTCGCTCCAGTAGGTGTTCCCTCTTCGCCTGTCCGCAACACTGGCGCAGTCATAAGGTGTTCTTGGACTAGCTCAATCCCGGCGACTTCGTCCACCCACAGCGTCGGGGAGACAACCGTGTTGGTTGTCTCGAACTGAGCTTTAAGATTCGTGGTGATCAGCGCCATCTTTGGGCTTCCTTACGTGATGTCACAGCTTGAGAGCGCGGAGATCCCGCTTGAGTGAGGCCGCGAGATCCATCCGCCCCGCGTCGAACGTGTCCGAACTTAAGGTCTTGAGGCTCACATTCGGGCGCTCGTATTTTTCGAGCAGGTCGATTGCCGCCATGAGAGCCGCGTTCCAGGCGTGGATGGCGCGAACGCCATCCACCACCGGGCCGCCGTTGCTCTCATAGGCGACGCGGTTCATCAGGAAAGGAATTCCTTGAGTTTCGACGCCGGGAACTTGATCTCCGCGCCCACGCCCAGATCGGCGGGGGGGATTGCCGACCAGCTCAGAAAATTGCCCCCTGTCGCCGCATCGTAATAGGCGACGGCAACAACGCTCTGCACCGGATCGTGGGTCGAGGAAAACACGACGTCCGGGCCGTTGAGCACCGCCTGTCGGGTGCCATCCTCCGGATCGGCAGCGGGCGCGGCAAAGGTCACGGCCGCGCGGGCATAGCCGCTGCCGGTCACTTCAGTGCCGCCGCCTGCGTCAGTGGGCGCGGCCGTAAAGAGCGCCAGATACACCGCCTCGGGGCTGGGCAGCGGGGTGTTGCGAAAAACGTGATTGAGCAGGGCGGCTTCGAGGTAGGTGGAGAAGGTCGACATGTCAGTTTCCTTTTGGTTTGGGTGTTCGTGGTTTCAGTGTCGGGCCGCGAATTCCGCGACCCCGGTTGGTACGTCTGGCCAGACGGGTGCATCCCCGTCCTCGATGGCGCGACGGCTCTCCGCCTGCATCGCCTTGCGCCACGCGGTCCATGCAACGGCGCGCTCCTGGTCGCCCTCGATGAGGCCTGCGAGTGCCAGCGCGTCGGCGCGCGCCGCGCCGTTGATGGTGGCTGTCGAGAACAGGATGCCCGCCTGGGCGATGTTGCTCTGTGTTTCCAAGTCGGCCACGGAGAGGATGAGGGTCCTGCAGTCCGCCTTGATTTGGGCGGCGCGGATGGCCTGTGCGCGGGGTGTATTTTGGCGGAACTCAGGCATCGCTTACCTCCACCTCTGCATCAAACCCGACCCACGGAAACGGCGGGGCGACGGCGAGGGCGTACACGCCTGCATCGACCAGCGTCAGAGGCTCCGACAGGTTCATGATGACGAGCTCGTCGCCCACTTCGTTGCGCACTGTTACCGCGCTCCCGACGGGTAGCAGGGACAGGTCATAAACCCAGCCGGTGTCTTGCGTGGTGGCAGGCGGCGTGATCGTCGGGCGCGCCTCGATGCGCAGCGGGTCCGACGCAATGTAGTGTGTCGCAGTGTCTGCCAGCGCACCGACAAACAGGCCCCGCTCAGGCGTGACATTGGCGGCAATGGTGCTTGCCGATGCCTCAACGTGGCCCGTGATCTGACCCGTGGCCGGGTTATAGATGTTGGCGCTGACGGTCATGCGTTACCTCTTGAGGATCGTGGCGACGGAATGGACGTTCTGGATCAGGAAGGGCACACCCGAGCCGCGCTGGCATTCCAGCGTGATTGTCTGATTGCCAGTCCCCACTGAGATTGTTCGCCGAAACGGAACAAGCTCCTGAAAATGTGCACCACCCTGAGAGTCAAAGGGCGACCCGCTCAGCAGCAGACGCAGCCCCCACGACCCAGCAGTTGGCCCGCCGTTCAGCAGCCAATTCACATGGCAGTCAATCATCAGAAGCGAGCCACTATCCGGCACGTTCACAATGAAAGACGTCGCGTTGTTCCATGCCGTGGCTGTCGCGGGCGTCTTGGTGCCGCCGCCGTAGTTCTCGAAGAACGTGGACGGCTCAGTGACAGCGCGTCCGTTGATCTTGGCCGTTGTGATTGCATTCGTAGCGATTTGCCCGGCGTTGATCGCAGCCGTCGCGATCAGTGCGCTCGTTATCGTGTTGGCGGAAATCTTGTCGCCTGTGATGGTGCCCGCCGCGATCTCAGCGGCGGTGACAGTTCCCGAGGCGATCTTGGCCGCAGTAATCGTATTGCCGGCGATCTTGTCACCGGTGATCGTCGTGCCCGCAATCTTATCACCCGTGATTGTCGCGGCGGCGATCTTGACCGCTGTAACAGCACCCGTCGCAATCTCAGAGGCAGTGATGGTGCTGGCCGCTATCTGTGACGCGGTGATCGTGTTTGCGGCGATGTTGGATCCTTGGATCGTGCCTGCCGCGATCTTGGCAGAGGTAATGGTGCCCGATGCAATCTCAGTTGCTGTAATCGTGCCGGATGCGATCTTGGCGGCTGTGATCGTGTCTGCTGCGATCTGCGAGGCGGTCACGGCACCCACAGCGATCTTGGGTGTCGAAATCGCGCCGTCCGTGATTTGCGTACCGGTGATTTGCCCCGTCACCTTTGCGGCTGCGATGGCGGCAAGCTGCGCGTTGGTTAACTGACCCGTAACTTTCGAGGCAGCAAGCCCCGCAATTTTGGCGTCCGTGACTGCGCCGGTCGCGATCTGCGGTGTCTGTATCTGCCCGGTCAGTTTTGCCGCCGCCAAGGCCGCGATCTGCGCATCGGTCAACTGCCCAGTGACATCAACGGCAGGCACCGTGGCGACATAGGCCGTGCCGCTCCAACGATAGAGCTTGCTCTCAAACATGATCGCCTCGGTCAGCTTGACCGTTGGGAGCGTGCCCTCGACAATCGTGACGGGTTCGATACCGGCAGCAAAATCAGCCCGCTGGATACGCACGTCGTCAGTGGTCACCCAGATCCATGCAGTCCATGTGCCTCGGCGATTGTCAGAAAGCGCTTTGGCGCGCACGCGCAGGTTCGTGAGTGGCGGCACGGGCTGGATGGTCATTGCGCCACGCTCGACATCGAGCACGGTGCCGCTCCAGACCTCCTCCTCGGTCTCGCGCTTTTGGCATTCAATGGCGATGCCCTTGATAGTCTCGGCGATCCCGGAGGCATCCCAGAAGACGTCGACGGCCGCATGCGCACGGGTGCCTGCCTGATTGGTGACAATGCGCGCGTCGGCGTCGAAAAAGGGCAGGCCTGCGTCTGTAGGGATTGGGCGGGGCAGGATAGAGGCGCGGTCGGGGATCTCATACGCCGGGTCGATCTCGAAATCATCCGGGTCGCGCTCGCGTAGCGAGGTGACAATGGTCAACCGGTGCAGATCGAGCACGATCTCCGTGACCTCGAAGAGCTTGGCGTCGTAGTCGTTCCAGGCGCTGGTGACGACCACAGTATTGAGGGGGCGCAGACCGGCATAGTCGGGCGGCAGTGGCCAGGCGTGACGCCGCCAGCGGCGATGGTCGCGCAGCGTGTCCTCGGCCAGTTGCCCGGCCTGTCCCGGGTTAAACACGGCCGGAAGGTCCAGCTCGAAATTCCGCACGATACCGTCCTCTGCCTCCCAGTCGGGATTGCGGATCTGATCGAGGGGCACGCCGTTCCAGAGCGCGCCGGGCGAGACATATTTGGCGGTGACCCGGTTGAAGATCTCAAGCAGTTCGGGAAACGGGTCTTTGGTGGCGGCGTCCGTCACCAGAAGATCGTCGTCCGTGATCGCGGCCACGGCGATGTCGGGTGCGCCGACCTGAATATACCAGAAGCCCCCGAACTCCGCGATCTGGCCGTTGCAGGCGGCGAGCAATTCGTTGATCACATCTCCGGACGTGTCCTCGGCGAATTTGATCTCATAGCCGGACTGGTACTGAGGCCGCCCGTCCACGTCCACGTCGCAGGCGTTCATGCCCGGCACCCAGTTCCAAAGCGGCAGATCCTCTGCGTCGGCCTCGCCGCCCCAGATCGAGCCGTCATGGAGCGACAGGCCGCGCAGGATGTTGTAGGTCTTCACGATAGGATTGCGTGTCGGCCCCCATGTCGTTGGATCGTCCCAGCGGTGCAGGCCTGTGCCGCCGACCGTGCTATCGAGGCGGGGATCGTAGAACGGGATGCCGTTCTCCTCATAGCGCTGCTCCGGCGCTCCATTGGGCCAGACCTTGGAGCTCACTTCCATCGTCAGGATCGCGTAGGGGATGCCGTGCCCGATATGTGCCTCTGTCCAGGGCGTCTCGGGGTCCTCGGCATATTTGGCGACGAGTGTCGGATCTGCGCCGGTCTGGGTGCCGTCGTAGACCTTGATCCATGCATAATCGACGCCAAGGTCGCGCTTGGCGAGGACTGGAAAGCCGTAGTCGGGATGTTCCTCTGTCCCCAACTCGGAATAGACGCCGTCCACCATCAAGCGGCTGAAGGTGGCCCCGGGCAGGCCGCCCAGCTCGATGACGGTCTGGTAGTATTTGTTATTGGGGCCGTGGCTGTTGTGATAGATCAGATGCCCTTTGGTGGCGTAGAGGCCGACGATTGTGGTCTCGCTCTCCAGCTCGCCGCGCGTGGTCGCGGTCACCTGCAGCCCGAAGGCGGTGTTGCGCCCGCGCCGGGCTCGGCGCTGTTGCAACAGGCTTAGCCCGACCGATGCGAATAGCCGCAGGGCAAAGAGCGCGACGGCTTTGACCGTGATCCCGGCAAAGATGGCGGCGGCGGCGGCGGCCAGCGGCCCGGCCGAAGCGGGTGCCGTCGAGGCGAGCACGAGTGCCGCTATCCAAGCAAACAGTCTCATGGCCGATAAATCCGGATGGCGCGATTTAGTGGGGCAGCGCCAAGGCCGCGACCGGGACGCAGTGCGTGAATATGACCGCCACCGATGATGCCCATGACCTCCTCGCCTGCCTCGATCAGCACGGCCACGTCGCCGGTCTGCGCCTGCATCCAGCCTGCGCCCGGCAACAGGATCGGTGCCAGAACCTCGGCGGGCGACGCGAACCCGTCGGCGGCTAGAAGCGTGCGACCCTCCTCAATGCTGCGATAGCGCCCGCGCCACCGTGCGGCCGGATCCTGCCCGGTCAGCACGGCGATCCAGTCGGCCGCGAACATTGCGCAGTCGGACAGGCTCGGCCGGAATGCTACCGCGCGCCGGGCGTCGAGGAATTGCCGCAGAAGATGCACGCGTCCCGTCATCGCCGGTTGTCTCCGTCCACGTTCAAGGGCGGTGGCGCTGGCGGGATCTCGGTCACGACCGTTTCCTGACCCCATGGGATCGGGCGGTCGGCGATGCTGGCGGCATATTCGCGGAACCTGTCGGCCGGGTCGCGCAACCGTTGTGCCGCGTCAGATTTGAAGAGAGGCTGGCGAAACGTAAGCCGCCGCGCGGCCGAGGAAATCACCAGCTCCGTGCGCGACTGATCGCCGAGCTTGCCCAGCGTCTCCGGTGCCGTCTCTAACCATCCCTTGATGACGCGCTGTGGCGTGCCCAACGGCGCGCCGGTGTAGATATCCATCGGCTGTGACCAGACCCGCACCCGCGCCTGTGAGGCCTGATAGACCTGCAAGGCGAGCTTTGCGGCATCCGTCATTGGCGGCAGGATGACCCGGTTGCGGCGTACCTCAAGGCCAATCCCGGCGCGGATCGGCGGCACCTCGATCACATTGCCCGCGCCCAGAAAGAGATGGGTTTCGCCGTCGACGCTAAAGGTCTGGTGATCGTCCCCTGTCCAGAGCCCCATCTGGACGATCTCGCCCGTGACCCGGTCGCGTGGCTCGATCAACACGAGGATATGCGCATCCGTGCCGCTGCGCTCGGCCAACTGATCTGTCTGCGCGAGATCAAAGCTCATACGCCGCCCCCCAGCGTCTGTTGCCAGGTGAAGCTGCCGCCCTCGGTGCGGCGCGAGCGCCCCGGTCCCGGTTTGAAGCTGAGTAGTTTTGCCCGCGCCTGCGGGCGATCAACGACCACTGAGGCCCCGACCACGACGCCGGGTCGCAGGAAGGGGGACACCTCGAACCGGGCAGTCGCCCCGGTGCTATCCGCCGTGACGGTCGCATTGAGAATGCGGTGGACGTTATATCGGACGGGGCTCGTCAGATACTGAAACCCGATTTTCTGCCCGCGCCGCAGGGTGAAGTTCGGCGGCAGGCCTTGCAGGCTCAGTTCGCGGTTGCCGGGCACGAGGCTCTTGATCGTGACCGGTTGCGCGGCCCAGTTGATGCCTGCCGGATAGGCGGGGTCTTGGGGCGCGAATTGACGGCGGTCATAGATCATAAAGGACGCCCCCGGCTCGAGCAGGTGCTCGATCAGCGCGTCTTGCGCCGCGATCACGTCGGGCTCCGACTTGCCCAGAACGACCTCGCCCTGCCAGAGCCGTGCCCCTCGCCGATGGGTGATGACCTCGCCCCCGGCCGTGACAGAGCTTGTGCTGTCGCCCGGCAGATAAAAGGTGGCCTCTTCGATCCCCAAGAGGTCGAAAAATCCAGACGTCGGAATGGGCCAAACCTGGACCGCCATTATCCCCTCCCCAGCGGGTCGCGCCGGATCGTCTCGACCCGGAGCGGCAGCTGCTCGTTTGAAAAGTTGTCGACTACGTCCACGGCCACGTCCCGCGCGCGGTCCTCGACGACGACACGGAACAGGTCCGACGGCTCGATCCGCAGGCGTGTCATGCCCTCCGCCGAAGCGCCCGCGCCGCCACCTCTTGCCGGCGCTGCGCCCGCAGCCTGCACAGGCAGGGGCAGGCCGCCCCCGGCAAAGCCCGGAATGATCGCGCCTGCGTTCATGGCCTCGAGCACCGCGCGGTTGCGCGCTGTGGCCTCGGCCGTCATGATGAATTCCCCGGCACTCACCATCGCGCGAATACGGTCGCCCCGGCCCGTGCCTGCGCCCAAGAGGAGGCCGGGACGGGTGACAAGAGGATCGCCGCCGCTGGCAAAGCCGGGCAGGCCGCCATTGGCGAAGGAGAGCAGCGAGCCTCCCGAGAAAAGGTCAAAGAGATCGCCAAGCCCGCCGCCGCCGAAGATCCCGCTCAGGAGACCGCCGCCGCCGCTGCCCCCAAAGAGACCGGACAGCGGGCCAGAGCCGAGGATGAGCGCTTCCTTGGCCGCGCGGATGATCATGTCGCCGATCCCCTCCCAGACGTCCCGGAGGCTTTCGGCCTCGAGCAGCACGTCGTCGACGGCGTTGCCGAATTCCTCCTTGCGCTCCATGGCGACGCGCTCGTTTTCATGGGCCTCGACGAGAGCCTCGATCTCCGCACGTTGCTTTGGCGTCGCGGCGGTCAGGCGTTCACGCAAGCGGATCATCTCGCGCTGCACCGGATCGCTTTCGCGCAGGGCCTCTATCTCGCGCTGTTTGGATGCGATCAGCCGGTCAAGGGCCTGCTGTTCGCGCAGGGTCTCGTTGGTCGATGTGCCCCGCGCGCCGCTGCCGGACCGCGTGGGTCGGGCCTGCTCGTTGAGGCGCGCAATTTCGCGGGCCTGCTCGATGGCGGCTTGCCGTTGGCTGTTGAGAAAGGCTTCCTCCCCGGCGTTCGCAAAGCCGTCGCGGCGAAGTGGTTGTGTGTCTCTGTCAAAACGTGCACCGGCCAAGGCCCCCGCACGTCCAACAGGGTCGTCGCGGAACTCGGCACGGATACGCGCGGTCTCAAGCTGGGCCTGCCCTTGAGATTGCAGGTCGAACATTGCGTCGACAGCGCCGCGCACCTCGGCCGAGAGGCGGGCTGCCTCATTTGCGGCGGCGTTCAACGCGCCGGAAACATCTACCGTCGACAGATCAAATGCAGCTTCAGCCGCCTCGCGCAGTGCCTCCTTGGTTGCCTCGCTTGCGTCCGAAGCCGCGATCTCCTCCAGCTTGGCGTTGAGGGCGAACTGCGCGCGTAGGCGCGAGACTTCGACGCTGTCCGCGCCGGTCCGGGCGATAGCCTCCGCGACCGCATTCTGCTCGGTCAGCGTCAAAAGCATGGCCTGCGCCGCCGCCTCGGCCTTCAGCTGCTCGCCGGTGCTTTTGGTCACCAGGTCGAGGAAGGTCAGCATTTCCTCGGACTGGCGGTTGTCCTCAGGGTTTTGCGATTGAAGCTCGGCGACTTCGGCCAAGCGGATACGCATCTGGTCAAGTGTCAGAAGTCGGGCTTCTTCTGCCTCGGATATTGTCCCCACCGCTTCGGCGGCGGCGGTGTAGCTTAGAATGAGCGCCTCAATGGCGCCTTGCTGCTGTTCAATTGTCCCGCCAGCGGCGTCCTGCAGCGCGATCAGGTCCTCTGCGACGGCTTCCGCAAGCCTGCGTTGTTCGTCAAATACGCTTCGGTCTCGGATAATGCCGCCGAAGTCGAATTCGTCTTCGATGGCACGGCGGTTAAATCCGACGCCACGCGAGGGGTTTATGCCCGTCTCGCCGACAAACGAGCCGATATTTGACGCCGCCTCGCGCTGTGCCGCGCGCTTTTCTGCCTCGACGATGCGGTCGAGAATGTCCTGCGCGCGGTCAACGAAGCCTTCACCAAACCGGTCGGCCAGCTCCAGCCGGGTGGCAGAGGCCTCGGCGATCTTGTCCTTCAGGCTGTCGATGCGGGTCTCGAGCGCTTCAACGCTGTCCGCGAAGCTCTCGGCCTCTTCTGACGATGACATGAACCAGTTGACCACGGTAGCCGTCGCCGCGAGCGCGCCGATGGTGATCAGATTAATGGGGCTCAGCATCGCAAGAACCGCGCCGCCCAAAGCCCGGAACGCGCCTGCAGCCCCGAGCGGGCCTATGACTTGAGTGATCTGCGTGCCCTGCTGGATAGCCAGTGTCAGCGGGTTCTGCCCCGCTGCCAGCATGACGAAGACGTCATTGCCCTGCGCCACCAGGTTGCCCATCGAGCCTGCGGCAAGGCGATTGGCCGAGGCCATTTTCTGAGTTGCAGCAGTGTTGACATTCGCAGCGGAACTGGCAGCGGTCAGGCCCGTTGCCGAGGTCCGCGCGGCGGTCTCGAGTTGTTTCACACCGCGCGCTGCATTGGCCCCTTGGGTGCCCACGCCGCGAATGTCTTGGGCGGCCCCTTTGGCGGCGGTGCCGGTTGCCTGCAGCTCCGCCTTCGCCTGGTCGGCGTCCATGAGGATTTCGGCCCGTGCGACCAATGTCATGTCAGCTCTCCCGCATCGCGGCCACGGCCGCGCTTTCGATCACCTGTACCTCGGCCCAAAGTTGGGGCGTGATCCGTATCCCGCTCATGCGCAGGCCCGCCCGTGCAGCGGTGTAGTCGAGGCCCACGACCCGGAAACCGGCCAGCCCGGCCGAGACAGTGCGCCATTGATTGCAGACCGCGAGGAAGGCCCGAACGACCGGGACGTTTTGCGGCCAGATGCCAGTGCCAGTGCCAGAGCCGGACGGATCGCGAGTGAGCTGGCCCGGGTCGATCCCCCAGAACGCCGCCTCGTCATCATGGTCGCTGCCCTGGTCATCAGCGATCAGGTCGCCGCGCGCCCATGCCCGCCCGGCCCATTTCAGTTTTTTACCCGCTTCCCCATGAGCGCCGCGTGATAGGCATTGACCAGGGCGACGCGGACATAGGCCAGACCGATCAGCCGGTCGCGCAGGCTGTGGCTGTAGGGCAGCGTCTTGCCCTTCTCGTCTTCGACGTCGTCAAAGCCCACCACGGCCGCCGCTAGAAATTCCCGCTCACCGCGTGTGGTGCGCATGTCGAAAGCCTCGATTTCATCGTCGGGCAGCACGCGGAACGTGACTTGCAGGTCCTGCAAGTCATGGCCCCCGTCGGTGGGCACCTTGATCTCGACGCGGTGGGTAAAGGCCGGGGTCGGGTCGATCTTGAACATGGGGTAAACTCTCTTTCAAAGTGGCGTTGAAGGGCGCGTTAAAGCCCCTCAGGTGAGCGTCATCGTCCACTGGTCGGCAGCGGTAGCGGTGGTGGGCAGCGGCACAAGGCGCAGCGGCCACTCCTTGCGACCCTGACCGTCCTCAAGCCCTTCAGGACGCTGCATCTGCGCATTCGGGGCGGCGATATTGACGATGTTGCCTGCCGTCTTGCCGTGCTCGATCTCGAGCGCGACCTTGGCTTTGGTGGCGGCCATGGTGAACGGGTTGAACGTGGCCAGCGCCACGGCACGCACCCGCGCCTCGACGGTGTTCTCATGCCCGTCGAGTAGCACTTCCTCCTCACCGATCAGGAATTGCGCCTCGACGCGATTGGCGAGGGTGAGCTTGAAGCTCCGCATCACAAGCGACGTCTCATCAATCGTGAAGGTGGGCGTGTTGGCATCCGAGGCCGCGAGCGGATCGGGAATGCCGGTGAAATCTGGGGTCGGGATCGCCACGTCGGCCGGGGCCACGTAGAGGGCGGTGAACTCGAACTCGATATAGGGAATGCCCGAGGCCGAGACGTCAAAGGCGGCGGTCCCGCGCACCCCCACCATGGCGTAGAGCGTGCCGCCGATATTGAGGTGCAGCGTGACGCTCTCAAGGTTCGAGTAAACCCGATTGTAGACCACAGACGTCGCCGCCGTCACGGTCTCGGCACAGCCACAGGCCCGCAGGAGGCGGCCCCAGCGGGGCGCGGTTCCGGCGGTGCCGGAGCCTGCCAGTTCGACCTTGAACGAGATGGTGCGGTGCAGATCGACCGGGATCGTGCCGGTGGGCCCGCCGTGCGGCGTGTCGAGATTGCGGTCGAGATCCTGACCCTGCATCGGCGACAGGCGCACATCGGTCGCGAGGATTGCGTCGCCGCCAGTAGGGGTGGCGTCCGTTCCATAGGTGGTTTCCAGCTTCGCGAGCAGGACTTTGCGTCTCCAGAGCAGGCTCATTTGTCGGCATCCTTCTTGTCAGATTTGGGCGCGGACGTGGGCTTGGGGCTGGCCCCGGCAGGTTTCAGCGCGCCCTTGTCGTCGCGGGTGTAGGATCCGCCGGAGGTGGGAAGTTTGGTCATGAGATGATCCTCAGTTGATCGTCGATGGAGAAATCGAGTTGATAGGCGAGGCGACCGGCCCCGCTCTCGATGAGCTGGCCACGCTCAAAACGGTGCACGCCGACCTCGTCACCCGGTGCCCAGCCCGCCAAGGCGCGGATCACGCGCATCAGGAACTGGTCGATCTTGTCGAGGGCGGTGGCCCCCGTGCGGTCAAAGGATTGCACGAAGATCACCACGCTCGTGCGATAGGTCAGCATCTGGCTGTAGACGCCCGCCGCGGCATCGGCGCGCCCGCCCTGCATGCCGGAGGGAAAGACGTAGGCCGCGACCGATTGCGCGGGCAGCTTCTTGGAGCGGATCAGATCGACAAAGGCGCGCCCGCCGTCGACACGACCGGCAAGCTCGGGCACCTCAGCCTCGATCCGGGTGATGACGTCGCCGATCATTTCAAAACCCTTTCAGGCTGTCGCGGCTGAAGGTGCCCTCCGGCGCGCTGATCTGCGGAAGCTGGGGGTTGCCCCGCACAGTGTCCCCGGGCGTCTCGTCGCCGAGCGAGGCCTCGCCCTTGCGCACCTGCCGCAGAAAACTGACGGCGTCCTCATAGCCTTCCTTGGCCCCGTCAAAGGCAGCGGCCCGCGCGCCGAGAAGCCGATACCAGGCAATCGCGGCGGCGTGCATGGTGAGCGCACGCGGTGGGTTGGACGTATCATAAAGCCCCGCGACATAGCTCTCGGCGACGGAGACGGCATCGTCGACGGCCACCTGCAGCGCCGCCGTGTCGATCACCCCGGGCATTGTGTCACGCGCAGTGACTTGGGCGAGAAACCCCTCGCCGTAGCGGTCGATCATGTCGCTGGGCAAAAGATAGGGCATGTCCGCCTCCGGGTCCGTTGTTTGGGTGCCGGTCTCTCCCGGCTGTCACGCCTGATCCTAGGCGGCGTCCCCTCGGGGGTATTCTCAGGTGGCCGCGTTGGCGGCGGCCTGCATCTCAGCCCAGACGGTATCCCGCGCGGCTGCGGTGATCCGGTCGGCGATGCTGGGGGCTGCGTCCTGCAACGCCTTGACCTTAGGCTTGCCGCTCTTGTCGAAGGCGTCGCCGGGCAGGTCGTTGATGGCATTGGTCAAGGCCGCGCGCAGTGCGTCGTCCATCTCGAGTGGGGTCACGGTTCCCGCCTCGTCTCCGGCCTTTTCGATTGCGCCCAGGGCGAGGAGGCGCGCAACCTGCGCCTCGGTGCCGATATCCTTGGCGTTTACCTGGTCGCCGATCTCCAGCCGTTTGGCCGCGATCACAGTGCGTTTGATGCGATAGCTCATGCTGCGTCCTCGATCAGATAGCCGGTGGCGGGGGCCGCGATGACTTCGCGGAGCTGCTCGCCCACGCGCAGCGTGGTGGCCCCTTTTAGACCGACCTTGGGGTCGAAGAAGCGCCCCGAGACGCGGCCATCGAACTGTGCGGTCCAGCCCCATGCGGGGGCGGTGCCGTCGGGGCCTGCCTGCATGTTGCGGTGGATCAGGGCGATATTGCCGCCCCAGACCTTCTCAAAAGCGGCCGTTTGCCCTTTGCGGGCTGAGTTGATGTAGCTGTCGCCCACGAGGATTTCCGACAGCTCGAACAGCTCTGCCACCGCCTCGCGGCTGGCGCGGCCCTTGTCGCCCGACGTGCGGTTGATGGCCTTCAGGATATCGGGATGGGTTGAGAGCGCCGTCCAGGCCTTGCGGCCCATTGCGGCCACGTTCGGGCGCATGATGAAGGTGGCGTCGAGGGCAGCAGAGATCACGCCGATAGGGTCGGAGGCGGGATCGCTGAACTGGCCCGCGCCCGACAGCACCACTTTCTTGTCGGCGTCATAGTTTGCGGCGTCCTGCACCATGGCCGCGACGCGCTTTTCGCGGTCGAGCTGGATCAGATGCGTGACGCCTTCGACCGCGCGGGCCTCGGGATCGAAGGCCGAGTTGCCAGCGGCGCGCAGGCTGCGGGCAGTATCGATGTCGCGCTGCGGCACCACGTCGTCGAGACCGTAGTCCTTGACCGAGGAGGTGCGCTCTTCGCCGGTGAACTCGACCTGTTGGACCAGACCTTTGCGGCCCACTTCCGTGTCAGGCACCGTGAACATCTGTTCAGGCGGGAAATAGGTCCATTTGAAATCCGTGCCCATGACCGGAACGCGGGGCATCACCTGGTCAGCAATGAACGAGATATCGGGGTTGCGGTAGTTGACGGCGATGGCGGTCAGGACCGGATCGACGACGAAGGGGGTGGGTGTGCTCATTGATCAGCGCTCCTTGAGGATCAGGTGACGGAGTGGCGGGCAATCGCCACATCGATGATGTCGCCAGCGACACCGGCCTGCAGCGCGTAGCCGACGGCGACGTTTCCGGCCCCGGCGGCGGCTGCGACGCCCAAACCTGCGGCATTTGACGTGACAGGGGCACCTGCAGCGACCGTGCCTGCAAGCTCAAGCTCGGCGGAGCCGGACATGATCACGTCCTGAAGATCGCCAAGTTTCGCGTCGAGCTGGTCCGAGATGCCAATCGCGAGATTGGTCGCGGAGGCGGCCACAAGGACGCCGCCAGCCGCGCCGAATTTGACGATCCGGCGACCGGGCACTGCCGCCTCGGCGGCGTAGGATTTGATGAACAGTCCGGGATTAGCCATTGTCGCTCTCCATGGTTGCCTCGATGTGGCGTGCGGCCTCGGCGAAGCTCAGCGTGCGGCCCTCCGCCTCGGCGTCCTTGATCAGACGCTTGGCGGCGGCGGTGATATCGTCCGACCCCTTGACCTGCGGCGTGGCATCACCGCTCGCCCGCTCGCCGAATTCGATCAGCGGCTTGGTCTGTTTGGAGAGCAGGTCGCGGAACCAGTCGCGCGGGCTGGCGCTCTTGCCTTCGGCAAAGGCCACCTCGTCTTGCGCATCGAGGCTTTCCATAAACGCGGCCATTTCGTCCTTGAGGCCCGGCGCGATGCGCCCGTCCTTGGCAAGGGCGTCGAGGAGGGCGGCATCTTCGGCGCGGCGGGTCGTGCTCTGCGCCTCGGCGAAAGCCGCCTCTTTCGCGGCGATCTCGGCCTCGCGCGCGTCGAGCGCGGCTTGGCGGTCTTCGGGGGTTGGCGTGTCCTTGCCGGACATATCGGTCTCTCCTTCTTGGGTTTCTGCAAAGGGGGCTTGTCCGTCCTCGGGCACGTCGATGGCGTGGCGGAGCGCGTCTTGGCCTGCGGGCGTGCGTGCCCAGGACAGGACGGCGGAAACCGCGCCTTTCAGGGCGTCCGCGAAACTGGCGGCAGGCGCGTCGGCCTCCGCCTCTGAGAAGGCGATCTCTAGGGTCACGGCCTCGGCGTCCTCGGCGAACTCGGCGGCCTTCAGCCCTTTCACGGCGGGGGGCTGGGCACCCAGAAAGCCCACATGCTTAAGGTAGTAGGTGCCGGGGCTCGGGTTTGCTGCGGCTTTGGGGGGATAGAAGCAGGCGCTAATGCGCTTGAAGCGGCCCGCGCGCACCATCTCGGCGAAGGCGGGTTCGACCTGGTCAGGCTCGGCAAAGAGCTCCGAGCCGTCGGCGCGCAGGCTCTTGACCCAGCCATAGGCCGGGGCATCGGTGCGGGGATGGCCCACGACGATGGGGGCCTCATGGAGGGCGGGATCATAGGCGGCGGCGATGCCCTCAACCTCGGCCTCGGAAAAGTCGAGGCTCTGCCCGGATTGGGCGGTGTGGCGGCCAGCGCGGAAGATGTGAAGCGGTTTTGTCATGACCCGACATTAAGCCGGGGCGACGGGCCAGATCAGATGAAGGACTTCAGGGGAAAGCGGTCCTGGTGCAGAGGCCGCCTTGGATCAGAGTAGCGCCCGAGGGGTGGGCGCGGCAAGCCCGGAATGCACAAGGCCACTGAACGCCCCACTGAGTGCGCTCATACCTCTGGCGGGGGTTGGGTCGCAAAATCCCCGAGGGGGGTATTAAAGGGGTATTTAATGAGGCGCTCAGAGGCCATTGCGGGACAAAGGCCGGGTTGCAGGCCCCGCTCTCAGAGAAATTTGGCCCTGTTAGCCCTGAAGCGGGGTGCAAATCACTGTCCGGCGGCACTGTCCAAATACTCTTCGATGGTGGCGACGATGGAGTCGGCGTCCTCATCGCCGACCCCGAGATAGGGACGTGCGGGAATGTCTCCCCACGGGATCGATATCATGAATTCGCGCCCATTCTTGTCCCGCCCGGCGCGCGCGCCGAACGCCCCGGCCTCGGCTCCGAACTGCATCACGGCGGCCTGAATGACGTTCGAACCCCATGCGACCCGGTCCGCCGATGGCTCGGCATTGATTGTGGTCGACAGGATGCGCGAGGGGCCGATCAGGGGCCGGGTGGGCTGGCCGTCGCCCCGCCGCCGGTACGCCTCGAGCGTGGCCGGGCTCTTGGGTGCCCAAGGATTGCCATCCGGATCGGTGCCGTCTTTGAAGTTCTCCCGCGTGCTATTGACCATCAGTTCGCCGATATCCTGCATCAAAGGGGTCATGTCGGTGAGGGCAGCGGACACGCGGGCGAGCGCTTGGGTGATTTCCTCTTCATTGATTTCGACGGTGATCATGGCTATTCTCCTTTCTGTCGGCTGTGCATCCACCCACCGCATTCAGGTTGCGGGAACGCGTCTGGGCGTACGGGAGGGGTCAGCCGATATTTTCCACCCAATAGGTCAAGAGTACGAGCCGCTGGCGTCGCGGTCGCGCGACGAAATGCGCGACATAGCGCCGTGCGCCGATAGTCTTAGTCAGACGCAAGACCCGAGACTGCACGCTACGGGCATCCGTCCATTCAAAGCTGTCTGGGCGCTGGAATATCTCGGGCAACCGTCCCAAGTCTTCCGGGGTGACCGCTATCTGCCCACGGGAGGCCTCGCGCTCTGGGTTCCCGTGGCGTGCAAAAATATGACGGATGGAATCCGCGTCAACGGCCACGTCGTAGCGGTCTAGATCGCGCCGCGCACCCTCGCGGTTGAGCCGGGCCTGAGTGGTAGTCATCAACCCGAGGGACTGGATCGGCTCCCGCTCGGAAATGGTCTTCCGTGCGGCTTGGGTGTTCGCGGTCTCGACGCGCGCTGCGTAGCGCCGGATATTGTCAGCCAATGACGGCAGGCCTCGGTATCCTTCGACCAGAAGATCGCGGGTCCGGTCCGGGAGGCTGGCCATGTAGGCCACCGCGAGGTTATACCGCCAATCGACGACCTTGGCCGCCATCGTGCGAATTTCGTCCACGGTGCTGGCCCCGGGCGTGTAATCCCAGCCCTTGTCGATCCCTTTCGGCGCGCCGGTGCGCGGATCCCGGGATTGCCAGTCGTCGGGCAGGCGCTTGTCCGGGTCGCCGCCGCGACGACGTGCGCCGTCCTCAGAGCGCGCGCCGATCACGTAGCAGCTGCAGCCCCAGCCGTTGGGCGGGCCATGCGTGATCCAGAACGGGTGATCAGGTGGCAAGACCAGCCCGTCCCAGCCAAGATGGATCAGGCGCGGCTCAGTTGAGCCGCCGTGCTGGTAGACCCAGAACGCAAAATTGCCCTCGATGAGCTGCGCCATCCGCCCGGCCGCGTAGCTGGTCGCGATGTTGGTGCGGTAGATCACCCGCGTGCGCCATGCCTCGCCGCGCGTGCTGCCTTCGCCGGTCCAGCCGTGCCAGCCGCGTCGGGTGACGGTGGCGCGAAAATCGCGGCGGAACTCTTCCAGAGACGTGCCCTGCGAGATGGCCTTATCAACAGAGGCCGCCAGATCCGCCAAGAGGTCGGCCTTCTGTGCCCCTGCCACCATGAAAGCCCGGTCGTGCTGGGCGAGGGTGATGTCATCCCACCGCGCCGTCGGCACGAGATCGCCCAGGCGCAGGCGAAAGGCGGCGATCTGCTCGCGGAAGGGACGGCGAAACGTCGCGCCGAGATCAGCCACTATCTTCCTCCAACGCGGCGCGGCCTCCGGCATGCGCCGCCGTGAGGGCCGACGCGATCACGTCGCGGAGTGCTGCATCGTCCAGGTCCGGAAACCCGGCCAGCAGCCGCTCGCGGAACTCCGCAAGGCTGGTCGACGTCTCCAGCATCGCCTCGATTTGTTCGAGCATCGCCAGCATCGGCACCGACGCCTCGTTCGCCAACCGGTCTGCCAGATCGCCCACAGGGCCGTCGAGCGCGCCGTCATGTTCGGCGAAACCGGCCTCGGGCGTGTCCTCGTCTGGCGGTGTGTTCTCCGGGGGCGTGGCGCGCTCATAGCCGTCGCCGTAGATTTCCTTGACGCGGTCTTCGGTCATCTGCCAGCCGATCCGATGCAGCTTTTCATCGCGGTCGACGGCGGCGGTTGTATCCTCCGGGTCCTCCATCTTGCGCCACACCCTTGGCGGCGCGACACCGGGGAAGTTGAAACCGCAAAGCCGCGCCACCGGCCCTTCGTTGAAGGATTGGCACACGAGATCCGCGTCGGATTTCTTGACGGCGTCGCCCACGTCGTCATGCACCTCGGCTTGCGACCGACTGGAGCCATTGTCGGTGGTCATGGTCTGGGACAGCACGATCTTCGAGATGGCGGCATCCATCGTGTCGTGCAGTTTCTGGTAATCCAGCGAACTTGCCCCCGAGGGCGCTGACAAAAGCTCAATATCCATGCCCTCGGGAATGATGATCCCGGCCTCTGAGCGTATGGCCATGACGGCCTCTAGCAGTTTCTTTTGCTCGGCCTCAGTGGCTTGCGACGGGTATTTGCCGCGTGCGGTCGGCATGCCGAATTTGTCGAGGGCGATCAGCCAGAGCTTCAGCCCGTTGCGTTTGAACCAGACCGGCCAGTAGAGCCAATGCGCGAGGCCTAAGCCGTAAGGTTCGTCGTCGTGATCCGCGCCGGTCGAGAAGACCCAGAACTTCTCGGGTGGCATTTCCTCGCCTGTGAGCATGTTGGACATGGTCAGCAGGCGCAGGCCGCACTCCTCATCAAAGCGAAACCGCACCCGGTCGCGCACGCGGATTTCCTCCCAGCCCCAAAGCTGCCCGTCGCGGCGAAACATCTGTTCGGCGACGGAATAGCCATAGAAGAGGCCCCAGAGCATCTTCTCGGTCAGGCGGTCGAATTTCATGGCCGAAAGCTCGTCGCGCAGCCAGTCGGCCGCGCGTTTGCCCGCCGCCGTTTCCTCGCCCGGCACCACTTCCCATTCCCGGCTGGTCACGGCCGAGATGCGCTGCGTCATCACTGATTTGACCTGCGGGTCGGTCAGGATCGGCTTGTAGATGTCGAAACTGCCGCCGCCGCGCGTGCGCAGGATCGGGTCCGTCGGCTCCAGCAGCGGGCCGATCCATGGTCGGGTGATGTCGCGCCCGTGCTGGATGCCCGACAGCTCCATCGGGTTGCGCAGCCGAACCGAGCGCAGCCGCATTGTGCCGGTTTTTCTAGCCATCCGAGAACCCTCCAAAATCCAAGCCCCCGCCGCCTCTGGCAAAGCCCATGCGCCGTCCGCCCATCGGGCTGATAAAGTCTTCGGCCGTCAGGGCGGTGCGCCGTCCGGTCGATTGAAACTCCATCGGCACCACGTCCTGATTGCTCGCATACCAGGCGAGCGCGCCTGCGATGGCGCTGTCGCCGTGCCGGTCGAGCCCGTCCGATCCTTTGAAGCGGAAATTCTCAGGCACGCGGATGATGCCGTTGGTGTATTGCAGCGCCTGATGGTCGCGCAGCACGTCCTCATGCGCGGGCAGAACGATGGTGCGATCCGAGAAGGCCTCGATATAAGGCGGCATCTCGAGCTCGTACCATTGCCGCGTGAAGGCCACCTCGACGATCCGCGCGCCGTAGCGTTGGGCCGCGACCTCGGCGAGATAGGCCCCGTTGCCGGTGCGGTCCATCGCGCCTTTTTGGAAATTGGGCAGCCGGTCGAGCAACCAGAAGAGCACGTCGCGCTGCTGATCGAAGGGGATGTTGCGCAGCTCGACGATGAGCTTGGTGCGCCGGGTGAGATCGACGCCCTGCTCGAGAATGATGATGTCGGTCGCGTCACCCGAGCGCGCAAAGTCCTCGCCCATGAAATGCGGCCGGGTTCGATCGAGGGTTTCAAGCACGGGTTCAAGGTGGGTTTTGCACCAGGTAACGGCGGCGGCCTTGCGCACCGCCTCGTCGGCATTCTTGAAACTGTCGGGCTGCGTCCAGCGATGGAACGGGATGCCCTGCGCCATGCAGGCCTCGATCTGGACGCGCGTCAGTGCCGCGCCCTGCATCTCGGCGGGTTCGGCATCGAGTTCCTGACGCATGGCGGCTTCGCGCGCCCCGTAGGAGCGCCGGATCGTGCCCTCCCACTCCGCCTCGGCCTCCGCGCCCCACGCCTTGCCCTGCATCATGCAGACGCGTTTATAGAGCCCGTTGGCGACCGCATCGCCGAAGGTGTAGCGGTGGACCTTAAAGCCGTTCTTGCCCGAGCGCGCCTCGCGGATCAATTCGTTGAAGGCGTTGAGATAGCCGTTGTGGGTCGAGATGATCCGGACCTTGCCGCCCCAGATCAGCATGGCGTTCACCGCATCGATCACCTCGCGCACGTCCTTGTGGAAGGCCGCCTCGTCGATCACCACGGTACCCTGAAGGCCTCGGATATTGGCCGGGTTGGAACTCAGCGCCTCTACGCGGAACCCGGAGGCAAAGCGCACCCGGTAGGCGTTGATGAACTTAGTGGTGCCATCGGGCTGTTGATCCTCAAAAAGAAACTCCTCGATGGGGTGTGCTGCTCCGGCAATCACCCGCGCGAAATGCGCGACATAGCCGATGGCCTCGCGACCCTTGTCCTTGGTGTCGCCGATGTAAAAACAGTTCTGCCCGCCCGCACCACGCGCGGCGGCGGCAATGAGCGCGCAGCCCAGCATCTCGGCAAAGGTGATGCCGGTGCGTCGGCCCTTTTCGCAGACCTTGAGGTCGCTCTCATCCGCAAGCCAGCTGCGTTGATGGGCCATCAGAATGCCGTCGGCCAGCGGATCGAGGCTCTCGGGGATCTCCGAGCCGCGCGGCAGTTCTTCGGGCAGGGCGTCGGGGTCGCGGGTGAGGACCGGCTCTGTCACGCGCGCACCCCCAGAAACTCGCGACGCAGCTTGCCGATGACGTCGCTCGATAGTCCCAGCTCATCGCGGGCACTGTCCAATGCTTCGACGGCATTGGCGCGTTCCTCGGCCGCGATGCGGGCGCGTTCCTTGACCATCAGCTGCTCGCGGATGCCAGCGCTCGACATGATGTCCTTCATCATCTTGCCCAGAAAGTGCAGCTCGCGTGGGTCGATATCCTCGCCCTCCTTGCTCATCTGCGATTTCAGGACCTTGAAGGCCACGCTGGTCATCATCTGGAAGAGGACGCGGTGACGGTCGGCTTCCTCGGAGAGGTCATTGTCGGCCAGCCATTGTTGCGCCCAGGCTCCGGCCTCGTCCTGCAGCTTGACGAATTGCTCGTATTCCTGCCCATAGGCATGCAGCGCGCTCTTGCCGATGCGCAGCTCGAGCCCGTCTTCGGCGAGGCGAAAGTTCAACTCCTCGGCAAGTTCCTCATAGCCGTGAAACCCTTTCGCCTTCCACCAGTCGTGCAGCCACTGGCGAAGCTCGGCGGGGAGCAGCTCGACCTTGCGGGGTGGGGGCATGTCAGAGCCTCCGTGCGCTTGGGCGCTGGATCTCCGGATGCACCGCCTCGCCGCGCGCGACCTCGATGCCGCGCCGTGTGGCCTCGGCAATGACAAAGTCGCCATGATCGGCGACGGTGACCATGCCCACCTCCTGCAGCCATGCCAGTTCGGTGGTCACCTGGTCAAAGGTTGAACCCACGCCCACGCCATTGAGGACGTCGCGCAGGATCGAGGCATTGGCGGTGTAGCCCGAGACCTGTTCGAGATGCCGCAGGATTGCGAGGCGGCGGTGTTTGCGCAAGGTTGCCTGATAATCGCTCACGTCTTGCCTCCGTTTAGCAGGTGTTGTTCGTGCCGTGACACGATGGCCTCTAGCCGCGCGGTGATCATGGCGTTGCCCTCCATGACAGCCGCCATCTTCTCCATTGATCCGGTCTGTCTGACGAGTTCGAGCTGCAGCGAGTGCATGTCATCCTTGCCCGGCATGTTCTGGACCGACTGCTCAAGCCGCGAGATCCGCGCCTCGTGCCGGTCCATACGCTCGTGTCCCGCCTCCAGCCTTTGATCGAGGTCTTTGCGACGGGTGGCGATGAAGGTGTAGATGGCCACAATCACTGGTAAGATGACACCCGAGGCCTTCCAGAAGAGATCCCAGTCCATCATGCCGCGCGCTTCCAGTCATCAATCGCCAGATTGTCGCTTGTAGCGACAGCAGCCAGCGCTACCTCGGCGTCCGGTCCCGTATCGGCCGCGCCCGGGCTATCCGCCCGCAGCGCCCGCAACTGGGCGATGTTGCTTGCCACTTTGGGGGCCTGTGCGATGATCCGGACGGCCTCTTTCTGCATCGAGACGCCCCGAAACTTGTGCAGCTCGCGCGCGCCGAAGTAGAACGCGACAATGGCACCCATCAGCGCCCAGAGCGGTTCCGGGACCAGGGCGAGGCCCTGCATGCGCTCGGCAAACCAGATCGGGTCCGACATGGCCGACCAGAAGAGAAAGATGCAGCCAAAAGCCATGGCCGGGCGCGGCAGGCGGTTGAGCCCGTCGATCAGCGCTGACCACCAGTTGTTGCCATGGCCGAACTCCGCAGCCATCTGCGAAAGGGCAGCTTGCTGAAAGGACGCCTCGCGCGCATCCGCCGCCTCGGCATTGGGTCGAAAGACCTCCGCCGTCTCGGCAATGACATTGCGCCCGCCACCAAAGAGCGCGCCCAGTAATCGGATCAGCCCCATGATACCACCCTTTGTTTGAAATCTGCGTCGGACATGCGGTAGCGCGCTGCCATGAATTCCTCGGCGCGCCTGATCCAGCCGCCTTTGCCGCCTGCGCGGGCGCGCGCGAACTTGCGGCTTGCGGGCCGCGCATCGGCGAGGCGGAAATAGTAGTTGCGCCGGGCAATCGCGTAGGCGTCGGCGATATGGGCGGGGGCCGCGTCATGGGCGGCCTGCACCGCGCGCAGGGTCGCCGGTCCGATTGCGCCGTCGGCAGTGGCGGGAAAGCCCATCTCTGTCACAAGGAGCTGCAGGATTTTCACGGAATTGGACCCGGCGTTGACCTGCATGTCGAACACGCTCGCCTGCAGCGCCTCGGGCAGTTCCGCGATGCGTGGCCGCACGAAATAATGCTCGATGAAAATATCGACGGCGCGGGCGCGGGTCATAAGGCGAACATCGGCCACGTCCACGTCGCCATCCCGGTCGAGATCAAGACCGAGGCTGCGCATGGTGTGGATCGTGACGCCAAAATTGGTGGCCCCACCGGGATCGGCCGGGTCATTCACAAAGCCGCCCTCGCGGGCAACAATCTCTTCGGCAATGGTTCGGACTGTTTGCATGGGTGCCCCCCTTTCCCGTCAGGATAAAGGGGGCCGCAAAGCTTATTCAGATGAAGCCTTTCGCATGACCTTGAGGAGGGGTGGTTCTTCCTCCTCTGCCAGCTCCGCCTTGACCTGCAAGACGCGGCGGGCGGTGACGCCGAAACGGTTGGCCAGTTCATTAACCGGCGTATCCGGGGCCTCGCGCAGGGCTTGTTTGAGCCCCTCCCGGGCCTGAGCGCGGCCCGAGGGCACGTCCAGATATTCGCCAGCGTAGCGGGCGGAAATCCATCTGGCAATATCCCGACCCGCCAGCGTCACTAGGAGGCTGTCGGCAAGGCGGGTGCCAGGCACATAAAGCCGCATACCGCCTACGCGCGACAGGAACCGCTCGACCGGGGTGTCGCCCAGATCGGCGCGCATCTCGTCAATCCAAGAGGGTTCACGCTCCATGGGGGGCCTTCCTGCGCCGCCGCCCCGGGGGCTGGGTGTGCCGCCGGGTGATGGTCACGACGCAGCCGCCCTCGATCCTGTAGACGAACCCGCCGCTGATCACGCCGCAGGCTCCGGCCTCGAGACCTTGATCCACCACGCGCCCGATCTCGCGGCGCACCGCGTCGATATCCATGCCCTTGACCCGCTCGAGATAGCGGATCACGGCATGGTCAGAGGCGGGGTGGCGGGGCTTTTTCACCGGCGGTGATCCTCCCAGTCAAAGTCGATCTGGGCGCGCTCACCCCAAGACTTGAGCGCTTGGATCACGTCGTCGATCAGCTTCCACTCGCGCAGCATGTCGACGTCGGCCGGGACCGATCCCCAGACGCCTCCGAACCGAGCGCGGATGAACTTGTTGAGCCCGGCGCGGGAGGGGTCGCGCAACGCGCCCGACTGGCCGAGCTTGCGCCAGAGTACATGGATCATGCGCAGATCGGCGCGCGGTGCGGGCTTGTGGCGCGGGTTGTGGGGCTTGTCCTCGAACCCGGCCTGCTTCAGCCGGTTAACGATCAACCGCAGCTCGCCGTCGTTCATGTCGCGCAAGCTGACCTTGCCGGTGACGCTGACCTGCAAATCGCGGCGCGCGTCCTCGTCGAGCCCCAACTGGCGGCAAGCCGCGAAGATCAGTTGTTGCAGCGCGCGGTTCATTCCCTCAGACCTTCGCCAGATCGATGGTGATCGGCTCCCATGACGCATCATGTGCCGCCCTGTGCCAGCAGCGCACGTAGGTCTTTGAGCCGACGGTGCGCATCGCGTCGCGGATTGCGTCCTGCCCACGTTTCCAGCGTGCATCGGTGCTGTCACGGCGCAGGAGCATGAAGATCAGAGCGCGGTTGATCTGGCCCTGCTTGTCAGTGTTGAAGGCATCGGTCACAAGGCCACGCAACTCGGCGCGCGCCTCTGCGGACCACTCGTTCAGACACTCGTCGAAGAGCTGCTTTGCCGTCTGCAATTCGGGGCCAAAATCAATCCGGTCGGACACGCGCACCTCGACCTTGTAGAGCTGGTCGATGCTCATCAGCGTCTTGTTGCCCTTCTTGCCGCCAATCCTTGCGTCGTATTCTTGAGCAAGGATCGCCTCGAAGGCGCTGATGTCGTCGAAAGTGTGTGCCTTAAAGCGCTTGACCTGTTCGGACAGCGGCAGGCCGTAGCTGACGATCTTGCGCACGGTTTCATCCTCGAGCAGATGCTGCGGCTTGACCGTTTCCAGAGGCTGCCAGCCGCCCCGGCCGTCGCCCATATAGATATTGCCGTCGATCTCGCGGCGTCCGTCCGGGATGTGATGAGGGGTGAATTCAGACATTTTACTCTCCTGTTGAAGGGGGTGTTGAAAGCAGGCGCGGACCCACGCCATGCAGTGCGCAGACGGCGGCCATGGCGGCGATCTCGTCCATCGAGCAGAGTGTGCTGCCGCGCGGACCAAGGAGGTCCACCTTGGCCACGCCCGAGGCCGCGAGGCGCAGCATCTCATCGGGGCTCCAGCGGTTGAGTTCGGGGGCGTTCATGCGTCGGTCTCCTTGTCGTCAAGAATGGCGTCGATCAGATTGTCGCGGATCACGACCTCGAGAATGCGGACGGCGAGCGCCTTGGTCTGCACGCCCCGCGCGAGGGCATGCGGCTCGAGCGCGCCACGGACTTCGGCGTTGAGCCGGGTCAGCTGCGCGCCTTGACGCCCGCAGGGTTTGCCCAGCCGGACCGGCGGGAACGGGGCCCCGTGGCGGCGCAGGTAATGCAGCACGCTGTGGACGCGGGACGTCGTGACACTGAGGCGGCGCGCGATCTCGCGGGCGGGCACCGCCTCTGCGGCGAGCGCCGACACGGGCGTATCGAGGCTGTCATCACGCCGCGTCATCGTCGGCCCCCTTATGGACCGGGCAACGGTTGCAGGCGCGGTACATCGTGACGGTAAGCGAATTCACATTCTCGAACTGCGCCGCCTTGGATCGCCACTTGCGACAGACCTGTTTGCCGATCTCGCCCAAGGCGGGGCAGTCGACCACCGCGCGCATGAAATGGCCGCGCACGACGTCCTCGACGATGCTGGTGTCAGCCGGATAGCGGTTGCGCAGGATGTTCGACACAAGGGTCGCGCTGCGCTCCATCTTGACCGCGACCTTGTTCTGGCTGGTCTCGTCGCAGGCGCGCGCCAAGGCGGCCACCCAATCGGGCAAATCCTCGCCCCAGAATTCCCGGGCCGTGTCGAGCGCGCTCATGCTGCACCACCTTTCGCGGGGGCAAATTCGCCGGTGTTGGGATCGAGAATGCCAGCCAGACGCACGGGTTTGGGCGCGCGCGGGCCGGTATCCTCGACCAAGCGATAGAGCGCTTCGCGGCGACCGGGAATGGCCATTTCGACCACGCGCAGATGTTCGGAGGCGAGAAGCTGGCGGCAATAGGCGCGCGCCTTCTCGACGGTGACGGCGACGCCGCCCGCGTTGGCATGGGCTGCGATATCGACGGGGCTGAAACTATGCCGCAGCGTGCGCATGGCGCGCCACATATTGCCCTCGGGTGTTGCCTCGCCAGAGACCGGCTGCGGGCCGGGCAGGGGGCGGTCTGTGGGGGCATACCAGCGTTTGCCATTGCGGGTGACGCGGCTCACGCGGATCTTGCCCGCGTCCCGCCAGTGGCGCAGGTAGCGCACGGCAGTCTCGCGGCTGCAGCCGAGCCGGGACACGGCCTGCCAGTCAAACTCCTCAAGCTCGCGGACCTGCGTCCAAAGGCGATCAAAGAGGTCACTCATGCCCGGCCCGCCTTCTTCTCAGCCGCGAGCGGCACGATCTTTTCGGGGGCGAGTGGGGCGGCGAGGCGGAAATCATCGACACGGCGCACCGCAGGAGGTTGCCCGGTCTCGAAGGCCCGGTTGCCCCAAAGCTCGAGGTCGGCCAGACGCCGCCCCCGGCCCATGGCCAGTTCCTTGGCACGTGCCAGATTGATCGCCACCCGGCGGATCGAGCCGCCCGAGGCGTCGACGATGGCTCCGAGCAGGTCAGCGCCGACGTCGATACCAGCCGCGTAGATTGGCGCGAGCTTTTCTGCGTCCGGCAGGTTGCAGGCGAGGGCGGGTTCCCATGCGAGTTGGCGGTTGTGGATGTTCTCCCAGCGGGTCAGATCCTGCGGCAGCTTTTCTTCGCCGACCAGAATGACCGGGGCCTGACAGCTCTCGTAAATGTCGCGGGCCAGCTCGATCATCCGCTTGCGCAGGAGATATTGCGCGTCGTCGATGATGAGCGGGCGGTCATTGCGTGCAAGCTGTGCGCCGATTGCATCGACCATGGCGGCCACGCCGCGTTGCGATGGCAGGCCGATCTCGCGCAGGATCGCTTGCGCCAGATAGGTTGGTGTCCAGCAGTCTTTGACCTGGACAACATGGGCCTGATATTCATTGGCCGCGACTGTCACGGCGGTCGTCTTGCCCCAGCCGGATGGGCCATAGAACGTGGCCATGCCGGGCAGGCCAAAGGCGCGGGACTGGACGCGCTCAACGAGGCCGATCAGCGCTGCGACGTTTCGCAGGGGCGCAATGGAAGGGGTCATGCTGCTCTCCTTTTCTTGTTACTCTTGGGCACCGAAGCGGCGCTCCATGCGCAGCTGGGCGCGGTAGTCGGAACTCTGTTGGTAGTCGGCCAGCCAATCGGCCTGTGCCTGCGTGAGTGTCTCGCCTTCCGCCTGCGCGCTCTCAAGAGCGCGGGCACGCAGAAACAGGGCCTTGGGATCGTCTTCATCGACCTCAACGGGGCGTGCGCGATGCTCAGCTAGGCGCGTCACGCGGGCCTCAAGCGCTGCTTCGCGCTCTATCTCCTCGACGCTCTGCGCGCGCCGCCGTTTTGGGGCGGCCTTATGCGGTGTCACCAGCTGATGCACCTGCGCCTCGGGCAGGGGTTCGTCTGCCGCCAGCCCCGAGGCTGCGCGCACACGTGCGGCCACCTCTGCCGCCGTCAACTCGCGCGCGGCCTTGGCCTCGTCGCGCTGCGCACGCATCCACGTCTTGCGCTTTCGGTTGTGATCGCGTGCGGCCCCAACGTCGCGGAACTTGGCGTCCTTGAGACACTTGGCATGGCCGAGGTACCGGCCCGCCAGATCATAAACCTCGAGCCCGGCTGTCAAATCATCCGCGTCGAACCGCGCTACCACCTTTTCCCCTGCGATCCGGTACATCCACTCGGACCAGTATTCCGTGTCGTAGAGTTTCAGCGCGCCGTTGCTGGTCTTGGCCCGCACTCCCTCGGCCCGCAGGAGCCAGAGGCGCAGCTGCTCGTCGGTCGCGCGCTTGATCGTGGCGCGCGCATAGCCCTCGTTGAAGACCTCATTGAACGACCGTCCCATGGCAACTTCACTGCGCCGCCCGGGGCGGGCGTTGTGATGCGCAAGCTCTTCCTCCAACACGAGGCGGAACTCGTCGAGCGGGATGGCGCGGGAGCCGTAATCTTCAGGCTTTGCCGTTGGCTTGTTGCCCGTATAGGCCCCGTCAAAGGCGGGGTGTTTGGCCACCCGGTCGCAGAGGTCGCGAAAGGCGCGCTCGATAGGTTTGGATTGCCCGGAATAGGGCGTGGCCCAGTGGACATGCACGCCCAAGAGCGGGAGCAGCCCGGGAATATCCTCGTCCGTGACCTTGAACCGAAACCGGGTTGGCGTGCCGCCCGTCATCGCCTTGGCGGCAAATTCCCGGCCATTGTCGATCAGAACTGATTGCGGGATGCCATAGGTCCGGATCAGGTCACCGGTCACAAGCTGCACGGTGTGGCTGTTGGCCGTGTCCGACAGACGCCATGCCAAGAGCTTGCCGGAATAGACGTCCGACCAGACCATCATCTGCGGCCGCACAGGCGTGTCGATGCCGGGCCAGCGCACGAACACGTCGAACTTGTGGTAATCGCCCTGCACGCATTCGAGCGGGACCATGAAGGCCTTGCTGCGCACCTGCGCGGGATAGAGGCGGCGGAGTGCCTCCTCGCCCTTGCGCAGGTAGGTTTCTGTCGGTGCCGAGACGTTGGCCTTGATCCAGCGCCGCACCTGGTGAAGGGGAGGCACGGTGCTGTTGCGCCGCTCGGAGGTCCAGACGCGCACGGCGCGGTCATAGCAACTGGTGAGCGAGGGTTGCGACAGGCGCAGCCAATCGCTGCGCACCAGCGCCAGAAAGGCCGGGTCGATATCGCCCCGTTGGGCGGGAGCACGCCGCACTGCGCGCCCGTCGATCAGGTAAGCCAGCCGGTCGGCGGGGGCCGCTCCCTCGACCTGCCCGAGGTAATTCCAGAGAGATTTCTCGGACCGTCCCAGCTTGTGCGCGACCTCGCGCACGGCCGCGGAGCGGGTCAACCCGGCCCCTTCCAACAATTCGACCTCGGCAACGGCCTCTAGCCGCGCCTCGGCCTCAGTGCGGGCCTTGTCGCCCGCCGCTGCATAGCGTTCCCACGCCTCGTCTTTGCCGGATTTCTCCTCCGGGGCTTTGACCAGATCGGCGCTAAGTCGCATGCGGGCGCGCAACGGCAGCACGCTCCAGTGATATTCAACGCCGCCACCGGCCCCCTTGCGCCGCCGGACCTTACCCGCGTGCCGCGCCCAGCCCTCGCGTTGCGCCAACAGATTGACCTTGCGCTTGGTGCCGGGCAGGTCGGGCAACCCAGCCTCGGCCAGCTCAGCCGCACTCCACCACTCCTGCGCAGGGGCCGGGCCAGTCATGCCGCATCCCCTTGGTCAAGCTCGCCGAACAACGCCGCAACCTCTGCGCCGCGTTCCTCGAGGAATGCCCGGCGCTCGCGCTTGCCCGCGCGGTCCCAAGCGTCGAGTAGGCGCGACAGCTTCTGGTCTTTATCGCTCGCCGGGGCTGGAGCCTCGCCGCGTGCTGCAAGGTAAGCCTTTCGTGCTGCCCCCGCATTCTTGACCAGCCCCTCAGAGAGCGCTTCCACAACATAGTTGCGCTCCTCTGTGCCGACGATCTTTCTGAGCGCCAGCAAGTCATTCAGACGGAGGGCCGGCGAGTGTTTAAGGGCTTCGTATTCTTCGCGTGAAAGAGACGCTCCGGCTGCCATTATATTATAGACTTGGCGGGTTTTGATGCCCCGAGCTGTGGCGATGGTTTGTGCAAGTGCACTGAAATGCAGTTGCATCCAACGTCCTGCAGCCCCAGCTGATCCTTGCCGCATTTCGGGATGGATTTTCTGGATCATCTCCCGGCGCGTGGCCAAAAAGTAGGCGTCATCAAGGACGGTCATGGGTTGACCCATGAGGTTGCCGTCGATCTCCATAAGTCGCGCTTCTGCGTCGTTACAGCGAACCAAATCGACAGGAATTGAAGTCTTGCCCAGCTCCCTCATCGCGGCAAGCCTGTGGGCGCCGTCTATGAGATAATCTCCATCTTTCTTGCGGCGAACCCGGATGCTGCCGCTGAACCCGGTTTCCCTTATAGCTTCAACGAGATTGGCAATGCCGTCTGGAGATGTGTCACGTAACCGATCCTCGACCTTGATCGCGTCTATCGGCAATTCGGTGATTGTGGACAGGTGTTCAATCATTAGCCCACCATCTGGGCGTCGAGCCCGGCGCAATTGGTGCGGCAGTTGCCGCACATGCGGTGTCCCAATCCCGTTGACCAGAACTCGGTGCCGCAAGTCAGGCAGGGGCGGTTACGGGCGTGCTTGGATTTGGCTGTCTCGTTCTCCATCCGGTCTTGGGCGCGCAGGGCGATATCGCGGTTGCTGAACGCGCCAGATAAGCGCTCCTTACCGTCGAAAACGGCGTATCCATGGCCCCATCTTTGCACATGCAGGCTCATCCCGCTCACCCTCCGAAACTCGCGACGGCAAAGAGCAGGACGAACAGCGCCATAACCCCCACTACATCGCCAATGACAGAAAAAACGCCCCGGCCGGAGCAAGCAGATTGGGCACAGCCGGGGCGCAGTGACCGCGCAGCGCACAGGCCAGCACGCGCGCGGAGACGAAATTTATGGGCAAGGCGGCGGATCATCGGGCACGCTCCAGAACGAACGCTTCCTTGCGGATCGACAACTCATGATCCTCGGCCAAGCGACTGAGGCGCATCAGCGGCAGCGCACAGCACGGCTCGTCGATGTCGCGCACCAACTGCAAAGCCAGCGCCACGCGCTGCGCCTGCGGGATGGCCGCGATCTCAGCCTGCAACTGCCCGGCATCGGGAATGAGATCGGATAACCGCATCACATTAAATCCTCTGTTGAAGGGGGTGTTTCAGGGGCGGCACCTTGGCGCAGAACCGCGACAGACAGGCCCGCAGCGACTACGGCCCAGAAGACGAGGGCGAGCAGCAGGGCTATCGCAAAGCCGCTTCCGGGGGGAAGGTTGCCTTCGGGGTCGGGGCGCGGGCTCATGCGGCATCCTCCTGTTTGGCGGATGGACGGGGGATGTCGCGGGGCCATTCGAGGTCCCGGTCCCAATTCTCGTCGAACCAAGCGAGCAAGCGCTCGGCTGTCGCAGTGCGGCAATCCCAGCCGCACTCGATCATTTTCTTGAAGAAATCGCCCTTACCCAAGGCGCGCATGGAGATCGCATAGTGCGTGACCCCGCGATGCGCGGCGAGCGTGGTGGCGAGTGTTATAAGGGCGTCTCTCTGTTTCATGAGGAGAGTATAGCCACTACTAGCCCGGCAATACAAGCCTGTAGTAGCTTTATGTTTACGAATTGGCCATTACTGGCTATCGTGACCAGATGGATGTGATTCTTAACCAGATCGATGAGGCCCTGAAAAAGAAGGGCTATTCAGACGCGAAAGCCTCGCGGCTCGCGGTCGGTCATCCGTCTTTGATTAAGAACTTTCGAATGAAGCGCGACGGCGACAAACGATACAATTGGGCTTCACTGGAGCGGCTAGCCGAAGTACTTGATCTAGAGCTATATTTTGGTCCGCCGCGCGAAGTGGGGGCTGTATACACTACCCAGATCGACCACGAAGATTTCGCCGCAATCCCGCGCGTTGACGCGCGGCTGGCGGCGGGGGCAGGGGCCTTGAACGGCGATGTCAGCCTGCAAGGCGCACTGGCCTTTCGCCAGAACTGGTTGCGCGAGCGGGGTATTTCACCTGCGCAGGCGTGTCTGCTCACCGTTGCGGGTGACAGCATGGCCCCGACCCTGAACGACGGCGACCTTGTCATGATCGACGAGCGCCGCACCACGATCCGCAACCGCCACGTCTACGCCTTCGTCGACACCGATGGCAGCGCCCGCGTCAAGCGCCTCGACCTGGTCGACAACGAGATGATGGTGCTGACCTCCGACAACCCGATCCACCCGACCGAAACCCGCCGTGGCCCCGACATGAACCGCATGCGCGTCCTGGGCGAGATCGTGTGGTCAGCGCATGCGTGGTGAGGGCTTCGTTAAGATGAATATTACCGATGCTTCGACAACAGGGGCGGGAAAGCCGACTTTCGCTGCGCCCGGGACCTCGACAGCACCCGGGGCGGAAACCGGACCTTGCCGATATTCCACCGACGGCTACAATGACCCAAAGTAAAGGGTTAAACATGGCCATTCCACTCACTCCTCCAAACAACAAACGCAATTACATAGACGCAGGGTTTCATGGTATCTTGGCGGTTCTGGAAGCACTAAGCCCCGCCGGTCCAAACATTCCGAATGTTCTCTCAAATCTGAAATCCGGGTTCAGCGCACTTTCGGGCACGGCACAGGACGAGCCGGGGCAACGGGCTTGGATCTGGGCTTTTAAGACGATCAGTTACGCGGTTAGTGATGTGCTAAAGGCTGAGCGCATCAAAGCTCCACTGTCAGGGAAGAAAGATGAAGCGGTCAGTGAATTTCTCGAGACTGCGGCGCAGTTCGATGGACAAGAGCTTGATGCCCTTACGCTGACAAACCCAGGTCTTTCGCCTCTGTTCAATAAAGCGCATCAAGCTCTCGGAGCCATGCTCCTGAAGGCGACAACCAGTATGGATCTCGAAATCGATACGCTTGAGGAACGTTTCAGACGTGCCTTGCGAACTGGTTCAAATCGAACACTCTGCGAGGATCCCAGCTATTTTCGGGTTCTCGAAGATGGGCTTACAGGACTTGGGGGCGAAAGTGCTCGACGCGACGGACATTGGGCACGCCATGCATATTGGGTTTCCCATCAATATACGGATGCACCGATATTCTCTCCAGATGAGGCCGAAGTCATTCCGCTTGAAGCTGTCTACCTGCCGCCTCGGTGCTTTTGGCACCAAATTGAAAAATTCCAAAAAGAGGATGGTTCTGAAACAGAGCGTAAGACCGCACATGTAGCTGAGCTACATAAGGCGACGCATACTTGGATGGCTGGAAATGCTCAACAAGATCCTGTCCGTGTAGTTACCGGGGGGCCGGGAAGTGGGAAGTCCTCTTTCGCGCGCGCCTTCGCACATGAGGTGATTGAACAGGGCGTTCATCGCGTACTATTCATACAGCTTCAGCACATGGTTCTGTCTGGCTCACTACATGATGATATAGCGCGCTATGTCGACCGCCGCGATACCTCGACAGGCAAACACGGCAGCCCGGGCTTGCCCGGAAGTCCCCTGGATTGGCGCAAAACAGATGAGTTACCTATTCTAATCATCTTCGATGGACTGGACGAGCTATCAACTAAAGAAGAAGACGGGGAGCGCTACGCCAGAGAACTTCTGCTTGCCCTTAAACTAATGCTTTCACCTCTAAACACAGATGGCACCCCTATTCGGGCACTTGTGCTGGGTCGTAATCTGGCTTGTGAAGGCGCAATGAAGGCTTCCAATATTCCGGTGCAGCACATGCTCAACGTTGCGCCGATCGCAAAGATGACTAACGAAACATGTATGATGCCCTCACAGGCTGATGATGAAATCGAAGACCCTGATGGCCTGATGAGTAATGATCAGCGGGCAACCTATTGGCGGAAATGGGCGACTCTCAAGGATCTTGATCCAGAGAAAATACCAGCTGCAGTTACCGCTGACAGCATGAGAGAGCTTAATGTTGAGCCCCTTCTATTGCACCTTTTGGTGATCTCAAAATACAGTAGTGACGATTGGGAAATAGCGGCTGATAATAAGAACGTTGTTTATGAGGATATCCTCCAGAAAATATTCGAACGAAACAAAGAGAAAGATCACTTCGTCGCCGCGGGTGTAAATGAGGAGCTATTCTTTGAGCTGATGGAATGTCTTGGCATTGCTGCTTGGCGTGGAAACGGGCGCACAGGAGATGAAGACGACTTTCGCCAAATTCGTAAATTGCACCTTGGGCGTGAAAAGAAATTTAAGGACTTTCCTGCGGCAAACCTTAAATCAGTGGCTCTCAACATTCATACCCGTGCTGGGCAAGGCGACGCGGACAGCGGATTCGAATTTATTCATAAGAGCTTTGGCGAATATCTTGCTGCTCGTGGTCTGTTATCGCACGCCCTGAAGGTTGCAAAAGAATTGGAAGACGCGGAAGCTGAAGACGTTGAGCAGAGATGGAGTCAGATTATTGGATCTGGTGAACTGACAACTGAGATCATAGATTTTCTTTATGATGAGGCGCGTGAGAAGTTAACGTCCGAGACTGCGCTCGGCCCTAAAAATGCTTTGACTGAATTGCTGGGGTGGACACTCAGTAATGGTTTTTCTGTTCATAAAATGGCCCCCGAAGCACAATGGACCGATCTGGTTTTCCGACATCGTTGTGCGATTACTGCGCTCATGGCATGCACTTCCTCGTTGGCTACGGCTATCCCGATAGGAGATTGGAGTACCATAGAGTTTAATACACCTTGGACCGTGAATATCGATTGGCCAAATACCGATAGGCTTAGCACGAAATCACTTCTCAACGAAATGGGTCTCACCGACGAAAAAATAGTCGTAAAGGTCCTCCGCAGGATCAATCTTGCGGAGCAACGCCTTTGGAACCAAAGTTTGAGCCGAGCAAACTTAGAAGGTGCCGATCTTAGGTCAACGACGATCATATGGTCCACATTAATAGGGTCCAACCTAAAAGGGGCCAGCCTCGAATATACGGATGGAGTAAAAGCAAGTTTAATTGGTACACATTTGAAGGAATGCGACCTATCAAAGTCGACCTTTGATAACGCGATGTTTGAGGGTGTCAGTATGCGCGGGTGCGATCTAAGAAACGCAAGTTTCCGCGATATTGATGCTTCAAGCACCAGAAGTCATTTTGCACTTAACATATACGACAATGAGCGCGTGAAGGGCTCCATTGATCTAGAAGGTGCTCATCTTGAAAATACAGACTTTTCGGGCGCAGATCTTTCTGGGGTAGTTAACCTATCACTTTCTGCGTTAAATTCTGCAGTCGGCACCATTGGAACAAAGCTTCCAGATTACATAAATCGAGAAAAAGTTGTATGGTTGATGGAAGGAAACGCCCAAGAAAAGCGGGCGCCTAACGCTTATCAACACGCTGCGAGGAACCGAGGCCGTAGACGGCCTAGACATGTCAGCATCCCTTCGATGTAA